CAAAGCCCCCGCCCCGACCTTTACCGCCAACCCGACCTTTGCCTTTATGCCAAGTGGAAGGTTGGAGGATTTCTGTTTCCATTTATTTTTCTCTTCGTTTCTCATAACCTTTGACTTTTTTTTTATGCCGTAGCGGAGCCGGTATGGATGGAATCTGTTTCGGTAGCATCAAAAGGTGTCGGGGATAGCTGCTGCAAGATTTTGTCGGAAAATACGCTCGCCCGCAGGGAAAGAGGAAGATTTTGCGGCAAACCGCCCCGCGGCCCGATCTTGCAGCAGCGTGAGCCCCGTAACTACCTTTGCTACTGACAACAGATTTCCATACCGCGCTCCGCGGCATGAAAAAAAGAGAGGAAAAGGTTATGGGAGAGAAACGGGGAGAAAACGATATGCCGTGAACGCTCGCGAAAGTCGGTTCACGGCTCACCCTGCATGGAATGATAAATCGCCCGCGAACATTTCCTTTCACGGGCGATTGGCGTATCGGAGCGTGCCGATCCCGTATCGGCGGAGGATCGTTTCCGCCGGACGTGGCGCCACTCGCTGCCACTTTGAAGACGGATACGTCCATATGCCACTGGCTGATAACAAGATACTGTTCATTTGTGTACTTTTGGGCATCCGGGAAACAAAAAATGAAACAGAACATGGAAATAATAAGTATGGACGTGAAGGCTTTCGACGCGCTGGCAGGGCACGTGGAAGCCATTGAAAGAAAAGCCGAGGCGTTATGCCGCAGGCAGGAGGACGTGAGTTTGAAAAAATGGCTGGACAACCAGGATGTCTGTGACGTGCTGGGGATATCGAAACGTACCCTGCAAACCTACCGGGAGAAAGGGTTGCTGCCTTTCAGCCGCATCCGTCACAAAATCTTCTACAAACCGGAAGATGTCGGGAAACTGCTGCAATCGTCGCACTATCCTAATACCGCCGCGTTATGAGCCATTATTTCATCGACAAGCACGATCCGCGTGTGGCGGATCTCTTCCGGCGTTTGGAAAAGGCCGGCAAGGCACTGGATAAACTGGAATCCTCCGGAGGCCGGACACTCAAGGGAGAGCGGTTCGTCACCGACGAGGAATTGTCCCGGCTGCTGAAAATCAGCAGGCGTACATTGCAGGAATACCGCACGGCGCGGATCATTCCCTATTATTTGATTCAGGGCAAGGTACTATACATGGAATCCGAGATACAGAAATTTCTGGAAGATTCCCGGAAGAAATGTATCGGGGGACAGGAATGGGTATAAAAGAAGAACGGCCATCACGGCCGTTCTTCTTTTTCAGTTCAATATCGTGTTCATGCCGGGGAGCTGCCAGACGACGGCGGTCGTCGTGGCCCTTCGGACAAGCCACCGTCGGAAGGCTTCGGCATTCCCGGATTTTAAGCGGAAAGCCAGCGCGGCGATCATTTCGAGCGAATACAGCTCGACAATACCGCCGTCACGGTTGCGCTCCCGGCGGTAAACCCGCTCCTCACGGAGTATGCCGCTTTTGAGTATGGAGCGGATGTTGCTCCCCACGGCAGGAACGAAGACTCCGAACAGGTCGGCAATCTGGTGGCGCGTGAGCCATACACGGTTCTCCGGCGTGTGGATTTCCACCCGCCCGTTTTCAATGCTGATAGGTTCTCTTGTCGTCATAGTCATACAAATTTATCAATTTTTGTTATACTGTTCAACCGTTTACCGTTATAATATCTGCCGTTTCCGGTTCGTCCTCCTCGTAGAGATTTATTTTCCGGCCTTTGGTCTGTTCTTTCAGACGTTTCATGTCCTCGTCCACCTTGCGGTCGGTCACTTTGGCGTAAATCTGCGTGGTGGAAATGCTCTTGTGTCCCATCATGCGGCTGACAGTTTCGATAGGCACACCCAGCGAGAGCGTGATATGTGTCCCGAAATTGTGCCTCGCCTTGTGAAAGGTCATGTCGAAGCCGTATGTCCGTCCCAGTTCTCTGGTGAGCTTGATGAGATACCCCCGGCAATAGAGGTTGAAAATCCTGTCGCTTTTACGCTCGTGGCGGTATTTCTCGATGATCTGCAACGGCACGTTCAGCAGGCGGATGGCCGAGGGCGTTTCGGTCTTCTGGCGCCGGATGTGTATCCAGTACGTTCCGTCGTCCGACTGCGTGATGTCTTTTTCGGACAAGCGTTTCAGGTCGGCGTAGGACAACCCCGTGAAGGTAGCGAAGAGAAACCAGTCCCGCACCCGCTGGAGGTTGGGTTTACCGACGGGAGTTTCCATCAGTTTTTTGAGGTCTTCGAGTTTCAAATGGCGGCTCTTGCGCCGGGGCAGTTCCGGGTGCAGCTTCCCGTAAGGGTCGCGCCGGAGTGTACCCTGACTGACAGCCCGCTTGGTCATTTTTTTCAACCGGTAAAGATGCTCGTGTACTGTCTTGGGTTTCATTTCACGATCTGTACGCAGGAATATTTCAAAATCATCGTAGAACTCCCGGTCAAGGCTCCGCAACGCTACATCCTCCTTTTCCTTCCTTTTTTTCACGAAGGAGGCTAAAATATTATAGGAGTTCTCGTAACTTTCATAAGTTTCTTCCTTGCGATCCACGCCGACACGCTTGCGGAACTCCTCGTTATGCTCGCGGAACAAGGCAAGGAGGGTGAACGGTTTCTGCCCGATTCCTTCCACGGCGTTTTTGACCAGCTCGGCCGTCACGAAACCGAGGCTTTTACGAATATGACGGTAATGTCCGGTGATTTTTTCGGTCAGTTTCTCTATTGCCTGGTTTACCGTTCGGGCGTTCTCGCTTCGTCCGTTCGCCCTTTTGGTTTCCGGATTCCAAAGCGATGGATCGACAAACGCGTTGATATTGATCGGGGCCGACTTGGCGTCGATGCTTACCTTGCATAACAATTTACATGTTCCGTCCTTGCGGACTTTCGTGCGGTTGATGTAGAACAGCAGGGAGAACGTGCTGCGGCGTTTTATCTCTTTATTATTCGTTTCCATAATCGTTGTGAATTTGATTGTCAATGATAGATTAAATAGCTACGGAGAAGCGGCCGGCAATCTTTTCCTCTAAAGACCGGGTATCCATGTCGATCTTGTCATCGGTCACTTTGGCGTAAATCTGCGTCGTGGAAATGCGGCTATGCCCCAGCATTTTACTGACGGTTTCAAGCGGGACACCATGCGAAAGCGTGATCTCGGTGGCGTAGGTATGGCGTCCGCAGTGAAAGACGAGCTTCCGTTCAATTCCGCAAATGGCGGCAATACGTTTCAGTGTCCGGTTGAGTTCGTTGTTGCTGTACATCGGCAGCAGTTTTCCTTCCGGGGCCATATCCCGGTACTTGTCGAGGATGAGCAACGGTATGTCGAGCAACGGCACTTCATAGTCGATTTTCGTCTTCTTGCGGGCGGTCTTGATCCATACCTCACCGTCCTCGGCCACTTCCAGATCCTCCGTCGTCAGGCGGCACATGTCCCCGTAAGGGATACCCGTGTAGCAGGAGAAGAGGAACAGGTCGCGGATATGGTAGAGTTTCGGGTCGTGCAGGGGTGTGGTCATCAGCCGTTGTAACTCCACGGCGGTAAGGTATTTCTGTTCCCGCTCGGGATGTTCGGCTTCATAACCCGCGAACGGGTCGGCAGTGATAATCCCTTCCGCGATGGCTTCCCCGACAATCGTGTTCAACCGTGTGACAAGCAACACGATAGTTCCCAGGGCAAAGCGGCGCTCCGTGCGTAGGTAGAGGTCATAGTTGTCGATGAATGAACGGTTCAGGGCCGTGAAAGGAACATCCGACAACTTGTATTTCTCCTGGATGAAAGCGGCCACACAGTTACAAGCATAGCGGTAAGATTGCGCTGTTCCCTTTTCCCGGTTCACGCCGACACGTTTTTCGAAATGTTCGATGAACGTCCGGAAATAACCCAACAGGGTTTCCTGCCCGAAAGCTGTCCCCAACAACAGATTCCTTATTTCTTCAGCCGTTACATTCTCACGGGTGGCTGACAGTTCGGCATAAATGGAAATGGCTGAAGCTCGCAAATCGTCCAGTTGCCGGTTGATTTCCCGCGCGGCGTTACTTTTACCCGTGGCACGTCCGGATGCCCACAGTGCAGCGGGTACGGACATTTTCGCACTAAAAGCCGCTTCTGAAAATTTGCCGACAACAAGTTTCGCCATGACCGGGCAATGTCCCTCGTCATTCATTTCGCTCTTTTTGAGGTAGAACGTAACCGTTACATCCGTCTGTTTCATAACTCTATTTTTTTTATGTTGCAAAATTACTTGATATATAGCTATTTACAGTTATGAAAATTATAGCGGAACAAAGAATAAAACCCCGGATGCCGGTAACATAACCTGTATTTCCATGAAAAACGGAAAAAAACGGTTATCTTTACGGGCAAAATATAGGGTTCTTTGCATGGTGAACGGTAAAACCGCAGGTGGTCAAGCGTTATTTTGCCGGATTATCCGGGGCTAAAAAAGGTAACGGATAAGTAGCAAATCTTTCTCTTAACCTTTCATTATCCTGCATTTTAGCGATTTGGAAAGGTATAGAAGAATTTGGCTTAACTCTCCTCAATACCAAACACTTACTTTATTTATCCAAATTTTGCCGTTTTTTTGCGAGTTCTTGCTATATTTGTGCCATAAACTGATTGTTTATATGGGAAATTTAAAGAAGAAGCTAGATAGTAGCGTAAAAAAAACGACTGCAAACTCCCAGCCTAAGCGTGAGCGTGTAGTTTTTAAAGATATCTCAGATGCTGAACGTCAGAGATTGCGTATAGGGGTGTACCCATATCTAATGTAGCAAGAATGATAGATCATTATCAGTTCCGATTTGTTCAAAATTTTAAAGAAATAAATAATAGCCGTTTGTATAACAAGCGGCTATATTCTTTTAAATCCAGTAAATCAAATGAAATTTACTGGGTGTGGGTTGAGTGTTATGACTTGCATATGTATGCTGTTAAATTTCATTTGAAGCGACATAGAAATTCTCCTAATAAATATTCTGTAATGACAGGTTTAGGAGAGCCACGGCGTATTATAAATACCTGTGTAGCAATAATGCTTGAAATAGCCAAAGAGGATCCCCGATCTTCTTTTGGGTTTATCGGTTCAAATATGGAGGGGGAGGGTATTTGTAATACTAAGCGTTTTCGGATATATAAAATATTAATGCTTACCTATTTCAGTGATAGGTTTTTTCAGCACAAGACCAACTATGAAAAAAGCGCCTATTTGTTGATACGGAAATCCGAATTAGCGAATAACCCTCATCTTATGGATGATATAGAAAGCTTCTTTACGGAAGAATATGAATACTTTGAATAGGGGTGAGATAAGTTATTAATGAAAAACAGGAGTAGTGTTCGTCTACTCCAGATCTTTATACGAATCTTGTCAATAATCCTTATACTTATTAATATCTTCCAGTAGTAATAAGTAGTCTTCCCATTCCTTTTTCACCTTAGCAAACGGAGGTCTATTTTTCGAAGCGAAATCATAATGTCTTTTTAACATATTATGAAATGGGTACCAAACAGATGTTCGTGTTCTACTAACAGTCTTATACCCGTTAGTATTTTCAGGGGTGTTGCCTGGATTCTGATGGAAATTACCATCTGTTTCGTTGTATTCAAAAGAATACTCTCTTAATTGATTTTCCATTTTTTATTAGTTTAAATTAATACTGTAAAGTTTTTCAGCTCCATGATGCTTAATTATAGCTTCCGTTTATACCGATTGATCCAGGGATCTTTCTCTCCTGAACTGTCTATGTATGTCCAGTTAAGTTCTAAATTATCAGATTCGATTTTACGGATTGATATCTCTACTCTTGTTTGTTCTTTGCCATTATAATCATACAGGGTTATTTTATCCCCTGACTGTTTATAAGTTCCGTATTCTGTAGAGTTACCATCAGTTTCTTCATACTCTCCATCAGAATTGAATATTAATAGTCGATTCTGATCACAATAATCAAAAGTGTCATCGGATGCAGGTATATATGATTCGTATAGCCACCAAGTACCTACAAGGTTGACCGTATTATCTTGTTTGTCGTCATCGTCATTGCTACATCCGGCAAGCCAGATACATAGACTGAAAAGAAAAAGCAGTGTCTTTTTCATGTTTGTTTATTTTGTTTTATAGTTAACAGTCTTCTTTAATAATTTCAAATAAAGAATCTTCTGATAAAATTTTTATCTCGTATCCCTCTTCTTGTAATTTTTTGATCTTTTCTAATTTAGATGGGCCAGGTTCCATTCCAGTTATCACATAATTTGTTTTTTTAGAAATAGAAGTATTTACATCTGCGCCCAATGACTGCATAAGAGATGCAAGATCATTTCTTGATATCATACTAAAAATACCGGTTATTACTACTTTCTTGTTATAAAATGGATTATTCTTATTTTCAACATCTAAATCCTGTATCAAATATTCCTTATTTATTTTTTCATGAAATGTAATGTCGGTTTGATAAGGGATAGAAGATGAATCATTATTTTCTTCTACATCAATAAGATCATTGTCATTATAACCGACTTGACAAGGTTTAATTTCACCTTTTAGATAATGTATAAATATCTCTGCACAAGCTGTCGCGTCAGAAAGTGCGTTATGATGTTTTAGTTCTATTCCAAAATCATTACAGGCATCATGTAATGACGCACCAGTAAGATTAAATGTGCATTCTATCCCCATAATTATAGGGGGAGCTATGTTGTATTTGCTTAATGCTTTGGATAATACATCAATGTCAAAATTAATATTGTGGGCCACAATAAAATTAGCTTCGAAGTACTCTTTGATTTCTTCCCACACAATATCAAATTCAGGTTTGTCCTTAGTCATTTCCGGTGTTATTCCATGCACTTCTATACATTTCTTATTATATCTATTTCCAGGTGGTTGGATATAACGTTCTATACGGTCTACTATTTGACCTTCTTTCACAACCACGATACCTATTTGACAAGGCATTCTTGTTGAACTGGTTGCTGTTTCGAAATCAAAGGCAATAAAATTTGCGTTTTTCATATTGTTTATTTTAATATTTTTTCATTAATTCGATTATGCAGTATTCTCCGACTCGTTCTGCTCTATTCTTTACAAATTCAACAACTTCATTTTCTAAGATAAACATCATATTAAATTTCCATCGTTTAGGGTCTTTGCTTTTGCGTTTTTGTTCTTCACAGGTTGATTCTATCCATTTGATAACTTCATCTTTTATTCCAAATTGAAAGTTATCAACGGTTCTATCAGGAAGAAGAATGTAATCTATAGTTGTATCAAAATGGTTGTTAGCATAGCATCCTGTATATCCTAATGACTGAAATAAAATATCCCTATTTGTTTTGTATATAGTAGGAACATAGACTTCTTTATTGTATAAAGGATTTGTTATACTGTTTTTGTCAATAGATAGAATATGACTATATTCTCCTGTTGATTTCTTCCCAAAAAGAAAATCATATGTAATAGTAATGTCCATGTATTTTATGCTAGTTATGTTTGTGGAAGTTTAGTATTTATTCCTATCTAAATGTCTTACATTAATCTCCCATGAAATGTAATCCGATAGATATATACGATCTCATCTTTCCTTATAGAGAACTTAGGATAATTCGGTGATATGCACCAAAGTATCTCTTTGTCTGATTCATCAATCATTAAATGTTTTATCATACGATCATCTCTTGTAACGATAAGGTATACTTTGTCCGGATCAACCATTTCCCATCTATCTATATTAGAAAGGCCGACTACATCTCCTGGATTAATGTCCGGCTTCATGCTGCAACCTATGACAGGGAATAGGCCTTTCGCTGAAACGCCAGGTATTTTTATATAGCCAGTAGGTTTCTCGTCTTGGTGATAAGTTGCTAAATCAAATTGACCAGCACTAACCGGTAAATTGTCATAATAGGGAATAGCACCTTCTGTAAATTCATCACTTAATTGATATTGTTGTGTAGTGGAAGGTTTCAACATGCTTCCTCTATTGATCAGTAACCAATCTGAGGATATATCGTCGTATGTAGATATTATCTTTACAAGTAAATCCTTGTCAATAGACGTTCTTCTACCAGTTAAATAATTATTTAAAGTGGTGTAATTGAAATCTATAGCAATAGCAAATGCTCTGGAAGATAATTGTTTATATTCAATTATTTTTTTAATCCTTTCTATTATAGTGTTTTCCATGTGTCTGTTATTTATATTATTTCTAAATATCGCCATTTGGTGATATTTGTTGTTTTTAAATTTGCATATATCGTCATATGGCTATATATTTGCATCGTGATACAAACATTCACGCATACATACATACAAATGTAAATAAATAAACAATAGGTAGCATATGGATACAGCAAAAAAATCAATGGCTTTATCTCTAAGAGAGCTTAAGATCAATAGCAAAAAGACATTTACACTAGCAAAAAGGACCTCTGTAATAAGTACGTTACAAAGGTTAAAATCAGAAGGGTATCGTTTTACAACTGAATCCTTTACGGACAAAGGAATGTTCGTCGTAAAAAAAATGTTAAACCCTGAGTCTGTAACAATTTAGTATATCAGACTATGACAGTATTATATTATTCAGAATTTAATGAAATATTAGACTTATGGAAGCAGGAATGAAAGCACATTCAGGAGAAATCAAGCTGATCAGCAATCATGTATCGAGCGGTAACGGTAAGTGTGGTTACATGGAGCGTGAACTTTATGCAGACGGTGAGCTGGTTTATAAAGACAGGATGTCTGACACTATGTTTTGTTTTATAGCGGAACATCCTGACTTGTTGATGGCTTTGCGTTTATTCTGTGCTGGTGAGTGCAGACTTGACATAGGGGATTATACTGCATGCGGAAGAAAAAAGAGAAACCACCTTGTTCAGTTGTTCCAGTTTATCCGGTTCCAGTTGAAGACGCAAAAGTTGAATTTCGGCATCAAGCTTTTCAAGCTTCGTCAGAAGTATAAGTTCCTGCGCTTTAAATCCTCCCCGTGAATGAAAATCATGCAGACTTGAATTAATAGCTAATGCAAATCCATCGGGAAATGAAAATCGTGCTTGGATTTCAAGCATCCCCACTTTTTCAAGTTGACGAAGTACCATATCGCATTCATCGTAGGTAATTCCTTCTTTTCTGAAGTCTTCATCTATTGTAAATGTGAATACAGAGTAATCGTCAGAAATCAAATAAGAGACTATGAAGTCTTTCTTTTCAATAGTAATCATACAGCTTAATTTTTAGTTTGATAGCAGTAAAGTTAAGCAATCCCGGGTGAATGTTCTACTCTTCACCCGGGTAAATAAAAAAAGATATGGAATCAAATAATAACAACCCAGTAGCGGCTCTGCTTCAACAGGCATTATCGTTGTCCGAGAAGTCTACCGGTATTCCTGTGATAATCGACTATGAAGCCATAACTCGAGCAGCCATAAAAGCGGTCCGAGAAGAGCGGGAGAAAATAGCCTCTGATCCTAAGAGGCTGGTGACACAGAACGAGGCTCATATACGTTATGGAAAGTCTGTAATTGTGGCTCTTGTCCGTCGTAGATATCTCCAACAATATAAGTTCGATCTCCAGGAAGTATATGATGAAGAAGGCAACCTGATCAAGAAAGCTAAGGGAGTAATTTATTACCGAGTAATTGAAATAGAGAAAGCCGTAGAAGATGGAAACGTTCTGAAAGGGACAAGAGGTGTCTTTTATGATGAAAGCTCAGGGAGATGGAGGGAAGTTGTAAAGAACCGGAAGAATTAAAACTAAAAAAACAATGAGACGATTAGAGTTAAGGGAGATTCCAGTTGGTAAAAGATTGGTTCTTGGTAAGAATAAAGTAAAAGTATCTCTAACAACATGTGGCTGCAGTGAATGTATTTTTCAAAAAGAGGCTGGTGCCAGGTTTTGTGAGTTTACAGCATTCTGTTTTGCACACAATCGCCCGGATAAGATGCCTGTGAAATTTATAAAGGTAAGAGAGTAGGTTTTAGGGTCTCTAACTCAATAGGTCAGAGTAGCACACTCATAATGTGAAGGTTCCCGGATCATGCCCGGGGAGGCCCACAGTCAAAAGTATACGAAGCGTCGTGGACATGTTTCCCCCTTTAAAACTACCGAAAGGAATGTTGAATTTAAAGGATAACATATATAAGGTATGAGAGCAAGATAGCTGTAGTGGCCGCGACCTTGCAGGGGTACCGAAATAAAATGTAGGGTTGAAAGTCCTTGCACCGGGCACGGTAGTATGTATAATATTAATCAGTTTGCGAAATGAAAGAAAGGAATATTCCACCCTAGAGAGGTGTGGCGGTCAAATAAGAAAGGTAAACAATCAATTCATCAATATATCATCTAAAAGTGTAAACCTGGCTTACACGCGGTTCGAGTCTGCGATTGATCACTATATAAAATAATTGAACCTTATGGTGTATAGGTTAACCGTAGAATAATATGGAAGGGAATAGATATATCATCAAGGATGAATCCCTGGCAATGATAGGGAAGGTTGAATTCATCAAGCCTAAAAATTATTCAATCATAGCAATGAACTTAGAGACTGTCAATGATGTGGATAAAGTAATCCGCCAGTGTGAGTCTATTAAAGAGCAGATAAGTGGCGGATTACCTAGTGATTAGTTTAGCTATTAACAACTCCTAATATGCTCAAGTTGAATAACCTTACATGTCCGCAATCAGGACATATAACTGCGACTAAAGGCATAAATGAAAATGGGCCACCTATTACAAGTGAATCCGGAGTTCTGTTATTAGATACTAGTTGATATTCATCAGGATGAACTGATTGAGTAGCACTAGAACCACAATTAGGACAAATTTGGCTAACTTTCAAAACTTGCATCAGTTTGGTTTGCTGCTCTTGTGTAAGTTGCATAAGCTAAAATTTTTTAATAAGACATTTTTTACTATCGCTACAAATGTAGCAAAACTCTTTCGGTTTGTGAAGATAGAAAGAGAAAAGGTTTCAAGGGCTGAACCTAAATCAGCCCTTTCTTAAAATGATATTAGTGTTTTTCATGGTATTAGAATTAAGTTAGATTTCAGCCCGTCCTCATGTGAATGCCGACGGGCTTCTTTTTACGGAAACAATTAAATCACATATATATGATACAATTTGACTCACCTATTCAAATGCTGTTTTGCATCCTATTTGCGATTCTAGCATGTATCTGTTTTATTGGAGGATTCTACAATCCTATGCACTTCTTTTTTTCTGCTGCCTGTATAGTAATATGTGTTACAACGTATAAATGCTGGTGAGATGGGAAAGGATATATTGATAAACCATTCTGATGAAGACGCTGATTATGACGGTGATGAAGCTGACGATACAGAGTATCAGGAATGGCTTGATGATTGGCGATTTGAAATGAACACATATAACTATTGACGCATATGGATACGAATTCAGAAAACAATGTTTTGATGCAAACAGATGCATCCGATAAGTCTAATATAGACTATCAGTTAACCGTAGCAAGGCAATTCCCCCGGGATATCCAACGAAGTATTGATAATTCGATCAAGATTGCTACGATGAGTATGGATACTGCTCAATCTTGTGGATATGCCCTTATAAAGGATGGGAAACCTATCGTTGGACCATCTGTTCATCTGGCAAGAATAGTCGCTTCGTGTTGGGGTAATGTAAGAACGGATGCCAAGGTTGTCCAGATTACAGATAAACAGATTGTAAGCCGTGGTACATGTTGGGACTTGGAAACAAATGTTTCATCTTCTTTTGATATAAGTCGTAGCATCATCGGAAAGACCGGCAAACGATTTACTAATGATATAATAACGGCCACAGGTAATGCTACGAACTCAATAGCTTATCGCAATGCTGTTTTTGCCGTTGTCCCCAAGGCTGTCGTAGATGTAGTGTATCAAGCTGCTTTAAATATGATAACCGGTGATTTATCTGACGAAGGTAAGTTACAGAAGAAAAGATGTGAAGTTGTAAGTTCCTTCAAAAAGAACTATAAGATCACAGAGCAAGAAGTAATAACCTTATGTGGTAGACAGACAATAGATCAAATCAATTTAGGAGAGCTGGCATTATTGCTCGGAGTACTTCAATCTCTCAAAGATGGTGATACCACTATAAATGACCTGATCCCATCCAAAGAGGTAAAAGAAGATATCTCTGCCAAAAAAAGAAAAATGAAAACTAAAAAAGCAGACAAGTTATTATGAACAAATATTCATCATATACTGATACCCAACTCGAAGAGTTATTTTCATATTATTTGATAGACTCTTGGAGCTACAGTAAGGTTGCATCCTTTTCCCGAAATGAAAAGGAATTTGAAAAGACATATGTGTACCGGGAGAAGTCCAGAGTATCAGCCAGTACGGTTGCCGGAAATGCTTATCATGTGGCTCTTGAGTTGTTTTTCAAACAATTGGTTGATGGCGTAGAAACGCCACTAGTCGAGATGGAACAGGTTGCGTTTACTTACATAGATAATATATCTGCGAATAGATGGAAAATACAGAAAACAACTCCCACTATTGAAGAATGTCGTCTGAAGGCAACGAAGACATGTACAGCCTTTCTAAAGAACTTTTACAACGAAAAGGATATCTATCTGTCTGACTTGTCTGAAATCATCGGAATAGAACTCAGATGCGACGAATGGTTAGTTGTGAATGGTGTAGACATTCCGTTACCATGTCACTCCAATATAGACCTTGTGATAAAACTAGAAGATGGCAAGGTCGTTATCGTAGATCACAAGAGTAAAACAAAATTTACAGATGATGATGAAATCGCTTTGGTCTGTGGGAAACAGGCGATTACATACATTCTAGCCTTTGAATCAAAGACCGGCATCCAGGTTGATGAAGTTTGGTTTATCGAAAATAAAGATTCAAAAAACAAAGACAATTCTCCCCAGCTAAAGAAGTTCAGAGTCGTTCTTGATCATGATACGCGTAAATTATATGAAGCATTGTTATACGAACCACTCAAAAGAATGGTAGAGGCCGTTTCCGATCCAGATTATGTTTACATGATCAACGATAATGATAATTTCATTGACCGGGCAGAATTGTATAACTTCTGGGCAAAGACAATGATCGCAGAAGTAGATGATTTCAATATACCGGAAAAGAAGAGAGATTTAATTTCCAGAAGGCAAAAAAAGATCAGGGATGCGTCAATAGGAAGTATAACGCCAAAGGCTATCGCTTCATTTAGAGAAAATGCCGCATCGTTTATTAATTACGATTTATCAAATACAAATATGACAAACGGAGAGAAAATAGAACACGTTCTTAGAACGTTCGGGGTTATAGTAAAAGTAGCCCACGAAATACAGGGGTATTCTTCTAATACTTATTTACTGGAGGTCTCAGCTGGTGTGAAAATATCCAATGTTTTGAAATATCAGTTGGACATAGCAAATGTATTGAACGTACCATCTGTTAGAATAGGTAAAGATCTGATGGTTTACAATGAAAAATCTTACCTGTCTATAGAGACTCCTAAAAAACGAACAGATACTCTTCTTTGGGACAAGACATATCTGGTGGATGAAAAAATCCCTATTGGCATAGATAACTTTGGAAGAACTATACATTGGGACCTAAACAATCATTCAACACCGCATGTACTTATTTGTGGTGCAACCGGTAGTGGTAAATCCGTATCGATCATATCAACAGTTGAATATGCCAAGGTAGCCGGTATCACAGACATTGTAATATTTGATCCAAAGTATGAATTCTGTTCATATAGCAGCCAGGGTGTTCGGGTATACAACGAGATAGAAGATATAGAAGAGCAGATGAAACTCCTTGTAGAGGATATGCAGGGTAGGGCAAAAAACGGTATCAAATCAAAAACACTAGTAATCTTTGATGAATTTGCAGATGCCGTTTCAGCTTCCAGATCGGGAACCGAACTAGATATAAAGGAGAAGGTTCAAGTAGGTTTCTTCGCATCAAAAAAAATGATGGGAATCCCTATGCCTCCGGAACCAAAATACGAATTCAGGGTTATCGGTCGGCTTAAGTCCTTGGAAGAAAATCTCAAAATTCTTCTTCAAAAAGGTAGATCACTCGGGTTCAGGATCGTAGCAGCAACACAGCGAGCGTCGGTAAATGTAATAACTGGAGACGCTAAAGTAAACTTCCCTGTTCAGATTTGTTTCCGGGTTCCCAAAGAAATAGATTCTAAAGTCGTGTTAGACGAACCTGGGGCTGAGACGTTAGCAGGAATGGGAGATGGATTAATGAAATCCCCTGAATATATCAATGTTGTTAGATTCCAAGGTTTTTATAAAAGCTGATTATGGAACTATGCAAAACCGATATACAAACAATCGAGCGCCTACTTAAGCAATGTTCGGATAAAATAGAGAAATATGCACCAAAGACCTCTCCTGATCAAGATTTATGTCGAAGGTGCAGGAATATGATAAGAAAGTTAAACAATAAATCAAAATAACATGCACAGCTGGTTTGAATGTAAAATCTCCTATGAAAAAGTACTGGAGAATGGGATGCAAAAGAAAGTAACAGAGCCCTACTTGGTCGACGCGATCTCTTTCACAGAGGCAGAAGCCCGTATCACCGAAGAAGTCCGGCCGTTTATATCCGGAGAATTTACTGTTACAGACATTAAACGTGCCCGTCTTTCAGAATTGTTCTTCAACGAAAATGGCGACCGGTTCTACAAGGTCAAGGTTAATTTTATCACTTTGAATGAAAAGAGCGGTGCAGAAAAGAAAACGGCTGCACAAATGCTTGCACAGGCTAGCACGTTGAAGGAAGCCATTGCCGTACTAGAAGAAGGAATGAAAGGTACTATGGCTGATTATAGAATTGTATCAGTTACCGAAACGGAGATCATGGATGTATTTCCATTTAATGCGGAAATTGGAAAACGAGCCGATGATTTAAGTAAAATGGAAATTGAAAAGGCAATTGTTGATGATGATAAATCCATAGAGGATAGAATGCTTGAAGCGAAAAATATAATTACTCGGGATCCAAAGACTGGAGATGCTGACCTAATCACACGAACACAGTCCTTCATCAGGCAGAAAGCTGGCTACGATAATAACCGATACAAGGAAGCTGCTATAGAGATGGCTGTGCTGCAACGATCCCCGGCAGCGCAAATTTGGTTTATGGGGTGTGGACAATTATTAATAGAAGAATTGGAGGTGTAAAATGAACATTCAGAAATTCATGGATGGATGCGGCTCCGTTCTCTCTATTCTTGTGCCTATCCTGGCGATCATGGCTATTATCTACATAGGCCTGTGTTTAATCAATCAGAATAATAAAAGATAAAATGAACGAAGTAAAACCTAAACGACTCACAATCCCGATCTTACAACAAAGACTGGATCAAATATTCTCAGAGTACATCCGCCTTAGAGATGCTAATGATAACGGATTTTGCCGCTGCATCACCTGCGGTTCTATATGGCGTTGGCAAGCAATCCAGAACGGGCACTATATCGATCGCCGTCATATCGGAGCTAGATACGATGATAGAAACTGCAACCCGCAGTGTTCATCATGTAATATTGGTCTCCGTGGAAATCTTGATAAATACAAACGGGCTATTATTGAGAAACATGGCGTTAAGGTTCTGGAAGAGCTAGAAGCTACAAAGCGATCTTCTGAAAAATGGACTACTGCCGATTATCAAGAAAAGATAACCTATTACAAGGCTGAAGTAAAACGAATAAGAAAAGAGAAAGGCCTATGATATCGCCGCAAAACATAGATATAAAGCCTAACTGTCGATACTGTAAGCACTCAGGGCCTGTGATTAATTTTATTTGCGCCTGTTCTATCCTGAAAATTAACCGGTCTACTGGAATTAGAAAGTGTAGTCTTTTCATTGTCGATATAGTCAAATACAACAATAAAAAAACAAGTGAAGTATGAAAGATGATATACAAGTAGGGCAAACCTTCTATCTATCCAACATAGACAGAAGAGATAAAGTAAATGATAAAGAAGTCTTTGTTTCAAAGATTGGAAAGAAATATTTCTATGTGAGTTACGGATGTCAAGAATTAAAATTTGATATAAAAACGCAAGTTCATATTAATACGCCATATTCTCCTAGCTATCTACTCTATAAATCCAAAGAAGATTGCGAGTATATCCATGAAACAGAAAGACGAAGGCGAGCAATATCTGATAGATTATGTCATCTTTTAACAAGAAAAGAGGTAAATGATATATATAACTTTCTAATTCTAAGAGATAAATAATCATGAAATACAAAGTTGGTGATATAGTTCCTTACCGGAATACTAGAAGTAATATAAAACATGCTAAGATAATCTCTTTTGAGACGGTTGATAACGGGAAGATATGGTTCTGGGGTATAGATACTGTTACTGGAGCTAAAGTATGGTATCCTGTACATCAATCGGAAAAGTTGGATTTACAAACTTAAAAAGAAATGAGTAACATTGATTTGAACATATTACGCGATCAAGCTTATAAGATAGCTTGTGACCATGGATTCCATGATAAGGAATTGAGTAACGAACACTTTCTTTGTCTTGTTATCAGCGAGCTGATGGAAGCGGTAGAAGCTGATAGGAAAGGGAAGCGATTTGACAAAGGAAAATATGAATATAACGAGATAACCGAATGCCAGGGATGGCTTACAGCAGAAGAAAAATTTATCAATGTTTTTAATCGATGTATCAAAGACACTGTTGAAGACGAACTTGCCGATGCCGTTATCCGCTTGTTTGACTTGGCTGGGATGCGGAATATTTCTCTTGAACTTGTAACTAAAGATATGGCTGATGGCATAGATGATATGGCTGAATCATGTAAAGACGAAACATTTACAGAGTCTATATATGCTATATCTACACTTGTATCGAGATATGATGGCTTATACGATTTTCCTACCGCCATTAACGATATGATAATGTCTATTTTCGGATTAGCAAAGTATCTTGACATTGATCTACTTTGGCATATTGAGCAGAAGATGAAGTATAACCAGTTTCGTGAGAAGATGCACGGAAAGAAGTATTAACCCTCTAAAAATAAATGAGTCATGAATAAAGATACATTGCAAAAAGCCAATGAATTAGCGCAAAAGATCAGAGAACATGAACAGGCATTGTGCTGCTTTGAGTATGATCATAATTATTATGCAAGGGATGAAAACCCGGATTTAGAACCGGACATGCGCAGCACCAACCCGCAGTTAATAATTGAACATGATAATACTGAAGAATGGGAAGGTCGTACAACAACACCTATCCCTATGGTACTAAGTGATTATCTGATAGAAGCTATTAAGCTGTCAATCAAAGATAGTTTAAAGAGGTTGCAGACGGAATTTGAAGCTTTATAACACTCAACACTAAAAAATTATGAACAGCAACGCACATGAATATAAGGTCAATGCTACCAAAGTAGCATTGCATCTACTACGAGAACCCGACATATTCGAAACGAATATGAAACTGTTTTGCGCTAAAGACCTAGAGAAGGCTTTTATCGCCGGCGCCGAATGGCAGAAGAAACAATCCTATACCGAGGACCAGATAAAGCAAGCTATCCTTGACTACTGCGATGAGAACGGAATGGACGATGAAGAGGCTAAGGAGTGTGTAGATGACTTTATTAACAACTTCTTGAATAAAAATGTATGAGCAAACTTAAAGAAGCAATTAAAGAATATGTTGAATCTTTTCCTTGGAAAAGAGGATCTGATTATAGTCAAAAATATTGCCATGATGCTTTTATAGCCGGTGCCCAATGGCAACTACAGCAATTAGGCCATCCCGATCCTCCCGGAGAACAAGGAACGGACGGTACTACAATCATCAAGGAAGTGATGAAAGAAAAGGCTATCGAGGCCTTTAATGAAGCGATGATTTATTTCGAATCACCGGACTGCCCAACAGCGAAAGAAGCCTTGAAGCATTTTATCGCTTGCTTGGATCAGGAACCTGATAGTGGTTGTTCGGAAAAACCGAACGACTTGATATGTGGTGATTGTGACGCTTATTGCGAATGCCAGATGGCCGGTGCCGAGCATAACGATGTTGCCTGCTCTGGATTTGATGATAGTGTGTTGAGTCAACATAAAGAAAGGTGTAAGCATGGACATTGATTGGTTTTTTCTAACAATGATAGTCCTGATCATATCGCTTTGTGCCAGGTCGGCATTATGCTGCTATTTCAGGTACAAATACGGGAAGGACGATAATCAGGACAAGGAAAAAGATCAGGAATAGCTCAAATCACGAAAGAGATGAATCTATTATGTAAAATATTTGGTCATTCTTATAGAACCTGTGGAGGAATAGTGTATTGTATCAGATGTGCTCGTATTTCGGAGTCTCATAAGAGATACAAGGCCATAAAGCCTCCTGTGAAATATGAATAATATGAATAAAATTAAATGGTTTGTTATAGGCTTCCATTTATATGTTTTTCCTCCGGACCCGAAAGTCGGAGACATTGAGGCTCTTATTAATTGGAAGCCGGAGAAAAAAGGAGTCCTTGAAACATTAAAGTTTCGTTGGCATGTTGGGATTTGGTCTTATAGGACAGTATATATGGAGTTTAAGGGCTGTATGTCTGGCTTAAATACCGAACCATATCGTTGACGCTAACGAAATGGTATAGATCATCTCGTTGATCCCAACGTAATGATAATAAGAACAGCAAAGCCGCTCGGCTGACTCCCGGACGGCTCTGTAAACTCTCACTTGCCTTTTAAGGCTGATTCGATTTATACACTGCAAATGTAGTGCTTAATCTTTTAATATACAAGATTATGGGAGCACAAGTTTATAATTTTTCAGCAAACAGACAACCGGCATATTCAAACCAATCGTCTGTTGAAAAAAGAGGTATTCCATTTCATGAATTTGCAATTGCTTATTTATTGAAATGCCGTAAAACCGAGAAGGCTAAAAAATGCTATCGTGATGCATTTAGGCATTTTTCTATCTTCTGTAAAATGAATAACATCTCACCTATGACTTATGATATAGGAATGGAAATGATGGAAGATTTTGTCTATTATTTACGGGCTACAGCCAAGTTAATGAGTTCAACAGTTTTCAATCACATTGTTCGATTGAAAACTCTGATTAAAATGGCTTCGCTTTCCGGGTATGATATTGATTACTCTCATTCAAGTACTAAAGTCAAAGTCGATGAACATGATGTCGTCACTCTGGATCGGGATGAGATTACTCAACTATACGTATATAAGGGATTGACCAAATCGGAAGAAATCGTACGAGATCTTTTTATTATTGCTTGTATGACAGCATTACGATTTTCTGACTTCTCCAGATTGAAAGAAGAAAATTTTATTGACAATCAGATCCAAATTAAAACCCAGAAAACAGGAACGCTGGTCATCATTCCTCAATCTAAATATGTTCGGGCTTTACTTAGAAAGTATAATTACCAGTTACCTAAGTGTCCATGTATTCAACATTTCAATAAGGTGATTAAAAATGTCTGTAAGAAAGCTGGCATAATAGCAAAAGTTCCCTATGAAAGGACTGTTGGACTAGATCGTATTTCAGAGATGGTGGAGAAATGGAAACGTATTGGTTCCCATTCCGGACGACGTAGTGCGGCAACAAACATGTTTCTTGCCGGAATCCCAGCACTGCGTATAATGAAGATTACTGGACATAAAACAGAGGAGGCTTTCATGCGTTACATTGGATTAAGCAAAGAAGAAAATGCAGCGGTTCTGGCTGGAAATATGTTTTTCCATTGAACCAATAAAACAAACTATATCCTTCCTGCTTCCGGGCAGGGAGGATAATTTTGATAACAATTGATATGGCCCGACCAATAAAACAAGGTTTAAGTTATTTCCCGTTTGATGTGTCTTTTTTTTCTGACAGGAAAGTGCGCAAAATAATCAGAGGATGCGGTCCCGCTTCTCCAACAATACTTATTTGCCTGCTGTGTAATATCTACGAAGATCAAGGGTATTACATTTTGTGGGACGAAGAATTACCTTTTGACATTGCCGATACAATCGGGGTGCCCGAGGGTGCAGTAAAGGAGTTGATAAAGAAAGCCGTTGATGTTGATTTTTTCGATAAAGAAATGTTTGAAAAGGAACATATTCTCACTTCTCGTGGTATACAAAGTAGATTTATAGAAAGCACCAAGAAGAGGAAAGACGTAACCATAAAAAAAGAATATTGGATTATTTCTGGCAATAACTCAGTTAATGACGTAAATAACCCAGTAAATGACCCCCATAATGAACAAAGTAAAGAAAAGGAAAGTAAAGAAGAGAAAAGAAAAGAAATATCCCCCTCTATCCCCCAGGGGAAAGGAGGAGAATCTTTTTTGAATTTAATTGATAGAACACCGCCGGACGACGGCGTAAAACGAAATTGGGATACACTCAAATCTTTTTTTGAAAGATTTGGTATCACTGGACATGATGCAGACGAAATCATAATGCTGTCCAATTATGGACAGACCTCCGTAGAACCGGATCCGGTAATGCCTTTCTGGATTTTGAAAAAAGAGATTGAAGAAGCTGAAAAAAAATACATGGAAGGTAAAGGAAACAGAATACATACTCCTGGAGCCTTTATTCTTTCGAGACTAAGAAATAATAATCAAAAGAAATGACAGAACAACATTACAAATTGCACAAGAAACAACAAATAATCTACTTTCACTTACTATCAGAAGAAGATGCCAAAGAAGATTTGGTACTCTCAAATACTGTTTTTCAAAAAAAGTATTTAACAAATATAAAGAACGAGTTTAACACAAATCTCAACCCTGCGATTGAAATAACAAGTACTTTCGTTGAAAAAAATGATTTATGTTTTGCTTGTTAATCAATGCGTTTGTGGTTGCGTGCTGATTTGAATAAATGTTAAATATGGGATTGGAGTTAAAATGCGATATGATTTCTGTAAGGGTTTCATCTGAGATACGGATGAAGCTTAAAGATATGTCTGAATCATCAGGTTACAATGTTTCAACGATTGTGTCAGCAGCAGTCGTAAGATTATTGTCGGATGTTTATGACGCTGATGGCTATATAACCAACACAGATGCTATTCAAATAAATCGAAAACTTAGAGACTGCATACCCGATAGCTTTGTTCCTTTAGCTATAGCATCTTATAAATGCGATATACCGGAAGCTACCATAAGAACTTGGATTAGGCAAGGATGGATTGAGAAAATAAGGATAGGTAATAAACCCTATGTAAAATTGTCAAACATTGAAAAAATAGTTAGGGATAAATATGTCAAAAAGAACAAACGTAGTACGTAAAGGGGATTGCGGAGTAATGGTAAGGAACTTAATAGCCCGCCATTATCTCGGCCTGATGGATAAATATTGTAGTGATGGAAGCGGTCGTACATATCTGTCTATGACAACAACTGACATGTTCCATCAAGCTATCACATTGATTCTTCAAGATAGTTCGATGACAAGGTATGTGAAAGAGGAGGAGGCATTAGAAAGGATAGAGCAGCGTATTCGTAATGTCTTCAGTGAAATTAAGCAAGATCATAACCAAGGGAAAGCAATAGAGTATGCCGACAATATACAAGCCCAAGAGACAGCGATTGAATGAGGGGAAACGCAAGGAGCGGATGCAGATATACAATACTGCCCGCTGGCGTGAACTTCGTAGAATAAAGTTCATGAATGATCCTTTGTGTGAGTTGTGCCTAAAGGAAGGAGTCGCAACTCCTGCGGATGATGTACACCACATTCAGTCGTTTATGATTGCCGATGATCTAGCGCAACGTAAAGAGATTGCCTTCGATTATAACAACTTAATGAGCCTATGTGATAAATGTCATCAAAGGATGCACAATGGGCACAGACCACGTTAACAAAGTGTTGCAAAAGGTTGAATCAACCAAAATTAACTCAAATACCAAGAGTGCCCCCCCCATAGGATTTTTTTACGGGGAGGACCGTTGAAACCTCAACCTAATCAGCTTCACACACAAGGTGATTTTTGAAATTTTTGATTTGAAAGTTAAAATGTTAAATTTTTGGTGACATGGAAAAATGGTCTAATTTGAACAAAGCGAAGTTTTTTAATCCGAGAGAATCTGAAAAAAACACTAAAGTCGAAGATACTCGTACCGGTTCACGGCGTAGATCGACAGCATGTATTGAATTATCCAATCGGTATTTGTATCGTCGGGCATATTCTGAAACACAATTGCTGGATGTTGTGGATTTTGATTATATACCCGGTTGCTCATACCATTTTATTACTGGTGGAGATGTAGATTCTCTGTCTTTTTTGAAGACAGTACTCAGACAACAAAATCTGGACTATCTTTTATTCTCAACATGTTGTATGGCCGCAGAAGACATACTTCAAATAGATGAATGGATTAAGCAGGGAAAAATAAAAAGGATGGATGCATATCTGGGCGAAATATTTCCTAGCACTTACCGGATAGAATATCAGATGATGCAAGATCTTTTTGAACGCCATCAATGTGGGCGCATAGCTGTATTTAAAAATCACAGTAAGATATATGCAGGATACGGAGATAAATTCCATTTCGCAATAGAGAGTAGTGCAAATATAAACACAAATCCGCGTACAGAAAACGGATGCATTACAATTGACAAGGGACTTTACGAGTTTTACCGTAAATTCTTTGATGGCATAAATAGTTTTGAATAATGAAAAAGACAGATGATAAAAAGCAGGCTATAGTTGAAACGGTTAGAACATTGAATCCAACCAAGGTGGCTTTGTGTAAGAAATTCGGCATAACCTGGCAGACTCTGAAAAATTGGTTGGAAGAAGATGCCGCATTCAAATGTTCGTATGAAAAGGCCATCAGCGACTATCTTAATGAAATAAACATAGAAGCAAAGAAGTCCCTTAGCAAACTAGTGAAAGGATATAGCTATAGTGAGACGAAAACTGTTTATGTGGCAGGTGCAGAAGGTGAACCGGTTATAGCACAAAAAATAGTAACAAAGAAACATGTTCCACCAAATGCTACCGCTGTCACTTATGCTTTATCTAATTTGGATCCGGAAAATTTTGAATAAATATGGAAATTAAGATTGAATATCCAAGTAACTTGAGTCAGGAAACCAGGCTTTTCATGAATGCCGTTATTGAAAAACTGAGTGGAGTTGACAGTATCTCTAATTGTGATTTGGGAGCGATCAGAATGTTGATGTTGTCATATGATGTGTATGTCAAAGCATCCAACGAAGTATTAGAGAGGGGCCCACTGGTTTATGACAAACGAAACCGGGCAAAGATTAATCCGGCAGTTTCATTGACAACAAAAAAATACATTGAAATTGTTACGATTATGAAAGAATTTGGACTCACTGTAAAATCTAGAGAACACATCAAAGCAATGACGGATGAGGTTGATCAAGATAATCCGTTATATCAATTCCTTAAAAATAATGACTGATGACAGGATGGGAAAGATATTGTCAAGGTGTTACTGATGGAAATATTGTTGTTTGTGATCTTGTGAGACGTGCCGTTTTACGCTTCTTGGATATGCTCGAAGATGAAAGACTCGAATTCAAAACCAAAAAAGTAGAACGGGTAATAGCCTTCTTTTCCATTCTCAGACATTTTAAAGGTAAACATAGTGGAAAACCTTTTCTTTTAGAAGATTGGCAGATGTTTATCATCGCTGCAATATATGGATTCTACTATACCGGCACAAATGAACGGGTTGTTACATCTGTTTATATTGAAATGGCTAGAAAACAGGGGAAAACAGCATTTGCGGCAGGTCTATGCCTGTATCATGAAATTGCAGATGGTGAAGCTGGTGCTGAAGTTTATTTGGCCGCAAATAGTCGGGAACAGGCAAAAATTGCATTTAAGTTTTGTTCTCAATTTGCAAAAAAAATGGATCCGAAAGGGCAAATACTTCAAATATACCGTGATTATATAGATTTAAACGCAAATGTCAGTACATTAAAGGTGCTAGCGGCTGATTCTTCTAAATTGGATGGGCCGGATCCCTCTATGTATTTGCTGGACGAATATCATGCCGCAAAAGACAGTTCGCTAAAAGATGTTTTACAATCAGGGCAAGGAACCCGTGAAAGCCCTATGTCAATGATTATCACTACAGCTGGTTTTGATAAACTTGGTCCATGTTTTCAATATCGTGAGATGTGCGTAGATGTATTGAATGGTATAAAGGACGATGAAAGACTTTTCACTATAATTTATTCGTTAGACGAAAAAGATGATTGGAAAGATGAACGAGTATGGATAAAAAGTAATCCTAACCTTGAAGTAACCGTAAAGATGGCATATATACGGAGCCAGGTAAAAAAAGCAGTCAATAGTCCTATCGATGAAGTAGGGGTTCGAACTAAAACTATCAACCAATGGTGTGACAGTATGGAAGTTTGGATACCGGATCATCACATTATAAAATGTACCGGAGATGTTGACATTAATATTTTTGGAAAGGAAACGGAATGTTATGTAGGAATTGACCTTTCTTCAACATCAGATTTAACAGCTTTATCCCTTATGTTTCCGTATAAGGGCAAATTTTATTTCAAGACGTTTTACTATTTACCAGAAGAGGCTTTGTCTACAAAGAAATACAAGGAAATGTATGGGGATTGGGCAAGAAACAAGTACCTGATAATTACTCCAGGAAATGTAGTCGACTATGATTATATATTGAATGATTTAGTAGACTTGGATTCAAAACTCTACATTTTAAAGATCGGCTATGATGCATGGAATTCGACCCAGTTTGTCATCAATGCAACAAACAGAGGATTGCCTATGGAGCCTATATCTCAAAGTATAGGTAATTTTAATAGACCGACAAAAGAGCTGGAAAGAGTTATAATGTCAGGAAATGCAGTCATTGATAACAATCCGATCAATCGCTTTTGCTTCAAAAATGTGACAATGAAATTTGACTCCAGTGGTAATGCCAAACCAAATAAAGAGAATAATGATAAAAAAATAGATGGCGTAATTGCTGACATAGAAGCTTTAGGCGTATATCTTCTTACACCACAATATTCTAATAGCTTGTAATCCCGTCATACACGATTTCGGTATATAAAAAAATGATATCGTGTAATGAAGATTTTCGGATTAGAAATAAGAAAGCAGAAAAAAGAACCGGTTGAATCCTTTATCAATGTTCAAAGAATGGGAAGTTATAGCCGAAGGACTGCTATGTCTCTATCGGCTGTATATCGATGTGTCAATGTTATAAGCGAAAGTGTAGCTCAATTACCTCTGGAAGTATTTAAAAAGGATGATGAGGGTTATAAAAAACCATACTTAAAGCATTCGGCATATAGTCTACTTCGTGAATACCCTAATCCGGATATGACGCGATTTACATTCTTGAAGACGTTGGTAAGTTCGGTATTGTTGAATGGTAACGGTTATGCTTACATTGATAGGGACAATTTCGGAAACGCATTATCGATTCAATACATTCCTGCAGGATTAGTTAATATAGTCTATATCAACATTGAAGGTTATGCAAAAATGAGATATCAGGTTACCGGATTTAAAAATCTGGTAGAACCCTCTGATATGATTCACGTTCTAAACTTTTCCTATGATGGCATAACAGGAGTTTCAACCCTTACACATGCAAGAAATACGCTAGGTATAGCAAGCGCATCTGAAGAGTATGCAAAACAATTTTTTAGCGAGGGAGGTAATGTTCGCGGTGTAATTTCTGTTGAAGGTCGATTAAGTCCAGAACAAAGAACAGATATCAAGAAAGCATGGGCAGAAATGATATCTAACGGTGGAGTCGGTGTAATGGAGGGGAATATGTCCTATAAACCTGTGACCATAAATCCTGTTGATGCTCAAATGATAGAAACTCGTCAATTTAATGTCGTTGATATCTGTCGTTTTTTTGGCGTCTCTCCAGTTAAAGCTTTTGACCTTACAAAATCAAGTTATTCTACAGTAGAGGCAACACAATTATCATTTCTTACAGACACTTTAGCTCCAATGTTGGAAAATCTGGAATTAGAATTTAAACGCAAGGTATTCCGTCCATCGGAAAGATCTTATGTTGAAGTTCAATTTGATACAAGTAATTTGTTACGAGCCGATAAAGCTGCGCAGGCTACTTGGATGAAAACCATGTACGAAATGGCAGGAATGACTCCGAATGAGGCCCGTAGAATGAATAATATGGAGAAAGTGCCTAATGGAGATCAACCATTGGTTAATAACGCAATGGTGCCGTTAGAATACGTTGCAAACAAGAAGTTTGAAACAGGAAAAGAGAAATCTTGATAATGTATTACACTTTAACGGTATATGTATAAAGGCGAATAAATATGAAAAAGGAAAAAGAAATAAGAGGTATTTCATACCGGGCTACAGTGAGCGAAGAATCCCGTCATGTAGAAGGTTATGCCTTACTTTTTAATGTTGATAGTCGTGCAATGTGGGGTGGGGATCTAATCGAACGAATAGCACCGACAGCATTGGAAGGAGTCCTGGAAAAAAGTGATATCCTTTGCTTGATGAATCACGACGAAAGACGTGGAGTATTAGCTAGATACCGGATGGGAGAAGGCTCATTGAAATTGGAAGTGGATGAGAAAGGGTTGAAATATTCTTTTGATGCCCCAAATACACCATTGGGAGATGAGTTGATAGAATCTTTGAAACGTGGGGATATTTCAGAATCATCTTTTGCTTTTACCGTTGAGGACGATAACTGGGAAAGAAAAGAAGATGGTTCGTATGTACGTACGATTCTAAAATTTGAACGTCTTTACGATGTAAGTCCGGTTTATTATCCTGCCTATGAAGATACATCTGTAGCACTCCGGTCAATAGAAGCATTAAAGGAAGCTGAAACTAAGGCCGCTACAGAGAAAGCGGAAATAGAGAAAAGAGAGTTTGAAGAATATTTTAATAATCTCAAAAATAGATTTTAATATGGCAAAAGAAGTAACACTTGTCGAGTTGAAAGATAAACTCGGCCTGTTGAATGAAGAAAGAAAGGACATCTTTGCTGGTTTGGCAAAAGAATCCCGTAGGGCTAATGAAGGAGAGGAAAAACGACTCGGTGAGATTGCCTCTGAAGTTGCCGAAGTTGAGTTCGAAATTAAATTGGCAGAAGCTCGTAACAAGCAACGTCCTATAACACCACAGACAAAGCGTTCTAGTGGCAATTTGCTTGCCAAGGCTATCCGTTCTATGTTGACAGGGGAAAGTTCGGATGAAGTAGAAGCGTTGCTGGATGCCGGTAAGCGTTCAATGACAGACGCTGGACTAACATCGACACGTGGTAATTTAATTATCCCGATGGAATTTCGTGGTGATTTCATTTCCGCGAAAGTTGCAGGTGACGGTACTGAACTCATAACAGAGGATCTATTAGGTATTTTACAGCCTATCCGTGATAATCTGGTTATGGTAAAGGCCGGTTCAACATTCCTTACTGGCTTGAAAGGAAATATCGGTATTCCTTCTTACAGTGGTTCTTCTGTGGATTGGGCTGGTGAAACAGAAACAGCAAAGAATGGAAAGGGAACGTTTAAAAAAATTGAACTTTCTCCGAAACGTTTAACTGCTTATTTAGATATTTCTAAGCAGTTCCTTGCACAAGACAGTTTGTCTACTGATGCAATGATGACATCTGACTTAGCTCGTGCCATCGCAATTAAATTGCAGCGTACAATCCTAAGTAAAGATGCGCACGATGAAAAACGCCCGGACGGTTTCTTTACCGGTACTCCGGAATATAAAATCAACGGTGTGGCAACTTTTGCAAATTTGGTTGCGATGGAATCTGCAGTTCCGATCGATGAGGCATTAGTTAACAATTTGGCTTACCTCACATCTGTGAAGGGTTCCGGTATTCTGAAATCAACCTTGAGAGCGCCCAATGTTGCTGAAGGATTTATTATGGAAAAGGGCCAGGCAAACGGATACAACGTATATGCAACCTCCGGTATGGCTTCCGGTTTACAGGACGCTGGTGATGAGGAAGGTATTATCTTCGGTAACTGGGCTGATTATGTTATCGGTCAGTGGGGAGCGCTGGATATTACAGTCGATCCTTATACCAAGGCTGCTGACGGTGAAGTCCGCTTGGTAATCAATGCGTTCTTTGACGCTAAAGCACGTCGTCCTGAATCGTTCGTTGTTGGTTCCATAAAATAGTAAGCTATGTATGTAACACTAGAAGAGGCTAAGAGACACCTGCAGATCGATTCAGAGTATGATGGAGATGATTTGTATATCAATTCTCTGATTGATGCAGCAGAAGCGGCTGTGGCAAACCATCTCAAGTATGATTCACTTGATGGTGCTTTCCCCATTCTGCCTTTTCCAGTGAAACATGCAATACTTTTGATGGTAGGAAACCTTTACGCCAACCGGGAACCGGTTGCTTTTGCGCAAAGTTATCGAGTACCTCTTAGTTATGAATACCTTTTAACACCTTATGTAAATTATGGATCATGAGAGCTGGGTTATTACGTGAAATACTGGTCTTTGAAGAACTTCAATCTGTTACATCTCCATCTGGAGCCGTAAAAAAAGAGTATGCAAAGGTCTACACATGTAAAGGGTATAAGAAAAAACTATCTCCTATCCGTGATGCAAATGGGATAAATGCAATGGAAGAATTCACAGGAAACACATTGGTATTTCAAATGCGCTATCATCCAGTGATAAATGAAAAGCAAAGAGTCTTATATCAAGGTTACTATTACTCAATCTCGTTACTGGATCGACAAATATCTGATAATACTTATCTCGTTACACTATTAAAAATAAATACGTGATGATTACAGTAAAACTAATAGATCGCGAGGCCGTTGTTAATCTTGTTGATGGACTTGAGGACTTTGAAAAGGATAGGGCAGTAAAGGCCGGTTTACGCTCCGCAGTAAGTGTATTTAAAACGGCGGGTAAGCGTAATTTACGACAAAGATTGAAAACCCCTGGCGGTGTTATGGGCAGCCTGATGAAATCATTTACAAATAAGGTAAAACGTACTAAGCTAGGGGCTCTTTCTGGATTTGCTCGCCCAGCGGGCAGTCATGCTCATCTTGTCGATAAAGGTACAAAGATGAGGTACACGAAAAGGGGGCAACGGCGAGGAATTATGCCCGCCAATAATTTTTGGTCGGACGCTGTTGTGAGCGAAGAACCTAAAGCGATGGAGTTTTTATACGCTGGGGTAGAAAGGGCGGTTCAACGAATAAATAACAGGTAATGATAAAGCGGGATGAATCAAAATTAAAAGTAACGACGGTTATCCGGCAAATACTTTTGAAGAATAGTGAATTATTGGCTTTAGTCGGGGAAAAAATTTTCCCTTTGTATGCACCAGAGGGCACAGAGGGGGATTTCGTCCTTTATGTGCGCGATGAGTACTCTGTGCAATATACCGCAATGGGGATTTTTAGCCAGCAGTGTCGGGTTTTTATTAACGTTGTAAGTGATAATTATGATCGTAGTCAGGATATTGCCGAATTAATATTAGGCGTATTAGAGGGCGATCAATCTAATGGGCTTCGGATAAGATTGAAGGATTCGACCGAAGATTACGAGGATAAAAAGTTTATTCAGGTATTATTATTTGAAATTTCTAATTCATAAAAAATATGGCAGTAACCTATGATTCAACAAAAGACACGATTACCGGTGATAAATTGATGTTATTTATCACAGATGGATCAAGTGTTCTCCCTGTCGCATTTGGAACATCATGTAATATTGATGTATCAGCAGATACGATTGACACATCTAATAAGATGTCAGGGAACTGGAAAGAATTTTTAACCGGGCAATTGGGGTATACGATAGCAAGTGAATCTATGTTATCTATGAAAGAGGGGCATCTATCTTTTAAAACCCTCAAAAAATTAATGGCAAGCAGAACTCCTATCCCGTTTGTAGTTGCTAAAGCTACTGAGGCAAATGGCGATTTTACTAAAGACGCTGACACTGTAAAGGGGAAAGCTATTATTACCGCTCTTAATATGACGGCTCAGAATGGCTCGATCTGTACCAGTTCCTGCACACTTCAAGGCACAGGGCCACTAGAGGACGGGGACGCATCGTCTCCGGCAAATGCGCCGGTACCTGCTAATTCTTCAGGTAAATAAGGAAATGAAAATTATTAACGGAGGGCGGCAGGTTAGCTGCCCTCTTTTTGATTAAGGAGATATGAAATACAATATTAGGTTATCAATAAAAGCCATTATTCGAGCGGAGCAAATCCTTTCAAAGCCTTTTACCGATATTGATTATACGAATGTTGAGGAATTAACAAAGTTACTCTATTGTACAGTTCTAGCCAATAATCCGGTATTATTCACATATGAAGAATTTCAGTCGATTGTCGAGAATGAAAAACAGTTTGCAACCATGATCAAAGAAATAGAGAAGGTCAATAATGTGTTGGAGCAATTTACGCAATCAGGCAGATCCGGATCTGTGGAGGCTGTTGAGGGAGCGCAATACATCAAAGATCTAGCGGGTATGTTGATTCTGTCCGGATTGGATGCCCATTATGTTATGGATGAAATGGATATTTCAGATATCCCTGTATTTATTGAGGCCTACGAGAAAAAGAAACGAGAAGAGATGGAAGCCTCTCGGCTTTGGACTTTTCTGTCTGTTGCCCCTCATATTGATACAAAGAAAATTCGATCTGTGGAAGATTTTTTCTTATTCCCCTGGGAGATTGAGGGGAAGAAAAAGAAAGCAGAGGCGGAAATGAATGCAAATACAGAGCTATTCGGTCGGTTTATGTCTGGGGAGTTTACTCATCTGTTAAACAACTAGTATTATGGCAGGAAAATTATCATTCAGTATAGCAATCAATCTCTTAACAGAGAATTTCAAACGTGGAACAAGTTCTGTAAAGAATGCTTTCCGATCCATGCAGGCGCAGATTCTTACGTTTGCGGCCGCTATGGGTTTTGCCGGGGTTAGTTTGTCTAACTTCTTTTCTCAGTTGATCCAAGTCGCTCGGGAAACGAGTAAGGCGGTTACCGCATTAAAAAACGTGTCGGGAAGTACGGCTCAGTTTGCAGACAATCTCCGGTATACTACACAGCTTGCGCAAAAATATGGGGTTTATGTCAATGACATAACGAGTAATTATGCCAAATTTACGGCCGCGGCATCTATTGCCGGTATGGCCATTGCCGACCAACGGAAGTTATTTGAATCTCTATCCAGGGCTGCTGCCGGCTTTGGTATGTCCGCAGATGACACGAATGGTATGTTCCTTGCTGTTACCCAGATGATGGGTAAGGGCAAGATTCAGGCAGAAGAGTTACGCGGTCAGCTGGGGGAACGTTTGCCGATCGCCATGCAGGCGATGGCGAAAGCTGCCGGTACAACGGTAGCCGGGCTGGATAGCATAATGAAGAAAGGAAAGCTATTATCAGCTGAGGTGCTACCTAAGTTCGCAGACGCACTTAATGAAATGCTACCGAACGTCGATACCGACAATATCGAGACCAGTTTAAACCGTCTTAAAAATGCCTTTCAGGAGTTCACGCAGAATACCGGTATACAGGATGCTTATAAAAGTTTGATAGACGGGTTGACAAATTTTGTCAACTATGCTAAGGATAAGCTATCTATGTTGGTCACTTTTGTGATTTCCTTGATATCTGGAAAACTGCTGGCCAATATAATTTCTTTTTTCGCAAAGAGCCACTCTACGCTAAATAACTCCGTTAAAAAACATGAGGTAGCACAAGCGCAAAAACAGTTGGCCACACAAAAGCGTATTGAGGCTGAGAAACTATACGAAGCAACTCTGACATCCTACGAAACAAAGGAAAACGGCAAACGTCTTGCTAGTAAAGCACAAGTCAACCAGGCTAAAAAGGCCTTGGATGCAGCGGAGTTAAATGCGAGAAAAGCAAATCTAGCAGCTCAGACAGCTGCTGAAAATGCGGCTGCTGTTCAGAGTTTAGGATTTTGGAAGAAAACAGGAGCGGCTATCACGGCTTCCGCCAAACGTGCAGGTGTTGCGTTAAAAGCTGTTTGGTCTACAGCTTGGCCGATGGCATTAGTTACGATTCTTTCTGTGGTAGTCACAAAAATTATAGATATTTACAGAGAGGCTAAGCGGGTTAGAAGTATATTCAATGAATATAAAAATGCAGCCTCTAATATTTCTACTTCATCAGAAAAAGCACAATTAGAGTCACTCAAAAAAATAACAGAGGACACAACTCGATCAGTTAAAGATCGTGCTAATGCTTGGACTGAATTGGCTTCTAGAATGAATGTTACCCAGAAGAAGAATGAGACAGAACTGGATTATCATAAACGCATAAACGAAGAGATCGCAAAACGCATTAAGTTATTAGAAAATACGGCAAAAGCAGATTTTTATGCGTCAAGAAAAGTAGAGGCTGAGGATAAATTCAAAACGATACAAAAAGATCTGGGGATTCAGGGCATGGATCCTATGGGAACTGAATATCTTATGCAACAAATGTCTGCTTATGGTAAAACGGGTTCCAAGAAAGCACAGGTCGAAGGGTTACAACGATATTATAATGAGATATGGAAAAATAATGGTAAGTTTGTAGATAACTATGAGAATAAACTTATCGAAATGTCCGGTTATTGGGACATTATGGCTGACGCAACCAAAGAAATGGAAAATGCGACCGTCGGGTTGTTGTCTGATAAACCTAAACCATTAACAGAAGAACCGGAGAAATCAAAAAAGAAAACTGACCTGCAAAAAGCAGAAGAGGCTTATGCTAAATCAACTAAAGAATTAACTAACAAATTAGCAAACCGTGTTATTACAGAAAAGGAATATGATAGGGAACTAAAGAAGCTGAACAAAGCAACTTACGACACCCTTTCCGGCCTTCTTACTCCAGAACAAGCCGAAAAGAATAAGACATTTCAATCTGCAAAAACAGGTAAACCTGATAGTAAAATATATGAAACAGAGATTGCTTATAGGGATGAATTAGAGAAATATACTAAACAGTTTTCAGAGAAGCTCATTACTGAAAATGATTATAAGAAGGCTCAATATGAGTTGATCGAAAAGACCTTAAAAGAAATATCCGGTATAGAGGATATTGGCGAAGCCGGTAAAGCTTTTGTTGATGCATTGAATGAATCCGCTGATAATCTTCGAAAAGAGGTATTTAAAGTCCCTGCATATAAAGAGCGTGATAAAACCTATGACTATAAAAAAACAGATATTGAAAAGCTACAGGCTGAACGTGACTCTAAACGTAGTTACGCCAATGAGATTAAGGGTAAAATAGGCGGTGACACGGATGAGCTGGAAGAAAAACTGAAAGCCGCCAAAGGTAACCTGGAAGCTATAAAAGCCGAGTACGGAAAGGATGCCGAAAAATTTATTGTCGCCTTAAATGATGCCTTAAATAATGTAACGTCTTTGGAGGATGCATTGAAAATCGCGCAAGTAAAGAAAGATGTCAAGGACTTATCAAAAGAGTTGAATGCAGGCCTGTATTCTGGGGTAAAAGAAATTGCATCTAGTTCTGATCGTCTTGTCTCGGCATTTTCTTCTTTACATGATGTGTTTGGCGATGAGGATGCGACCGCATGGGAGCGTATCATGGCTGTTTGGAATGCAATGATCAATACCGTTGATGCTTTTATGAGCATTGTTAAAACGATTGAAGAATTGACCAAGATCACAGAAAAATTGTCAAAGGCTAAAGAGGCAGAGGCGGCTATTGATACTGCAATAACAACTCAAAAAGTGACAAATGCAGGGATCCAAGCGACCGCGGAAACTACAACTGCCGCTACAACTGCCGCCGCCGCAAAAACAGAAGTGGCTGCCAATACGGCGGTCGCAGGATCTGCGGCGGTTAAATCTGTGGCGGGTATTCCTATTGTTGGTATTGCCCTTGCGGGGGCGGCTTTGGCGGCAATTATAGCGATGATGGCTTCGCTCCCCAAATTTGCACGCGGGGGAATAATACAAGGGAGTCCTACCGGAGATTTGAATCTAGCCCGTGTCAATGGGGGTGAAATGATATTGAATGGTAGCCAACAGGCAACTTTATTTCAGATTGCCAACGGCAAAGGGATTAGAACTAACGGTATGGATGGAAAGGTTGAATTTGAGGTAAGATATGACCGGTTAGTTGGAGTATTGAAAAACGGAGATCAAAAAAATAGGAGGGGACGATAATGAATATAAAGTATTATCATGATTTTATTGGTGCGGATGATGTTGTAAACCGGTTTGAAATATTGCAAGGTTCATCTACTGCCCCGAAGTTGGTAGAGGCTACAAACACTCCTTTTAGCTTGGAATATCTTGAAGTAAAAAAACTGGAACCAGTACAAGGTTCGCAGGCTACATTAAAGTTGATCTGTGAAAGCAACTTCCAATTTTTGGACCTACATACGGATGACATGCAGGGATATATGGTCAAGTTTTACCGATCCGGACAGTTGTTTTGGATAGGCTACTTAGATTCAGAACTGTATAACGAGAATCTGACAGATTATGCACCTTATGCCGTGGAGTTTTCTGGTGCCGACTTCAATATATTGGAACGGTTAAAGTTCCGGGATGAAGAAAAGGCTTATACTGATATTGCTCCTTTCATTACTCAACTTAAACGCTGTTTTAATAAGTTAGGATTGCCATTTCAAAAACTCTATATTGGCTGTTCTACAGTTCCGGAAGGGATTAGTTTGGCTGTATCAGAAACAGCGTTGCATGTTCTCTATATTCAATCTGCCAATTTCTACGACGAGGATGGTGAACCGATGTCCTGCCGGGAAGTAATAGAGTCGATCTTAGAACCATTTGGGTTGATGATGGTACAGCGTGATGCCTCGGTTTATATCTACGACCTTAATACAATCAAGTCCGGAGGCGTGATGAAGTGCTATAACTTCGACACATTATCCTATATTGGTGATACTGCTGTTGACGTCCAGCTTGGTGATATAGGAGAAATAGGTACGATGTCGACAGAGGCTTCGCTGGGATTCGAGGAAATGATTAATAACGTCACAATTACGAGCTCGCTGTACGCTGAAAATATAAGTGAAAGTGTAGACCTTGATAAAAAAAACTTTTCAGAAGAGGTCGAACCTAGTCGTCCGACATATGATAAAAAATTTTATAGGAAATCTACTCAAATTGAAAACGTGGGACAAGGCTTGTTTGTTGTATATTATGGTCGTAATTATGTTGATACTGTAGGAAAGCGCGAATCTGTAATTGGCTGTAATGTGACTTATCAACCGACCCCATCTTCAATATCTCCGCAATTTCGTATCCGATCAAATAAATATATTACCAAAGTCGATCAAATAGAAAATTCCCGTGACTACCCATTTTATATCAACCTGAAATTATCTACTTATGCTAGTACTTCAGACCATCCTATTTTAAATAGATAAAGCCGAAGATGTCGCTAACAGTAATGTCTTGAAATTGTATTGTAATCTATATATTGTTGATGACCAAGATAAAATCATAGGTTATTATAATGTGTTGGGCGATAGTACTCAGAAATGGACTTTAACTCCAAATGGGGTAATTGATCAGGGGAAATGTGTGTTATGGTTTGGTCGGGAAAATTCAGGGGGATCAATACTTGATAACTGGGAAGTCAATGCCAATAAACCGGGAATCATCGTTAATAAACCAGGAGCATTGCCGGCCTCTTTGGTAGGAAAGGGGATTTATGTCAATCCGGATTTGAGTGGCAGATTAGTATTTGAGATCACGAATAAATGCGAAATCTATGATCCGGATTCCGGGAAGATGGTTGATGCTGGTAAAATCAAGTCAATATTGTATGATAAGATCAATTTAGATGTAGTAAACAGTAGTGGTGAATCCCCATCTACGGACGATTATGAATTTAAATCTTATATCAACAAGAAAGTAGAATCCGATTACAATGATATTACTCTCAAATGTATCTCTGCTAACGAGGATAAATTGCCGGTAGGTAAAGCTAATATACTTAAAAAGGTTGATAATCATTATGAACTACAGTTGTCTTATACTCGTTCCGGACAGACAGATATATTAGAACGACTCTTAATGTGTACTATCCATTCAAATTTTACCACCAAAAATAAGGTTATTTCAGTAGATATAAAGATGACTGAAAACCCAGCACTCCGTTATGTGACCTATGATAATGTATTACAATCTGACGGTATGTATATAACAGGAGCGACATTGGATTTTCATAATGCTAAAACAACGATCAAGGCTGTTGAGTTTTCAGCCGATGTAGATAAACTGAGTGATATTCCGTATGATTAATGTCGGACAAAATTGTGGTTAGTAGGTATGAGTAGTATAACACATAGATCGATTCGTAAAACGGCCCTTCCGCGTACAGGAAGGACGCTGGATGCTGTGCCTGGTGGAGTCGTTACTTCATTCGGTGGCAGTGCATCTTCTGGCGGAGAGGGTGGTGTTACAGATCATAGCCAGTTGACAGGAATAATAAGTACCGCGGACAAGTACTCTGACGATGCCAGAGATATCCATCTGACAGCTGGTGATGCAGACGCCTTGAAACGTCTTTCAACTCTTGAGATAATAGAATCTGGTCAACTTGGAGAGATATATCCAACTGATAAAAATATTTATTCTGCGTTAAGTACGGATATACGTATTGCAGAAGAACTTAACGATTTCCTTGTAGATATAGATGAGATGTATCTTCGAAAAGACATTGACGACCGGGCTCATGGGGTAATAACATTTGATAAAAAGATCGGTTCTACTGTTTATCTTGATGGTTATGAAGGACGAGGTTGGGAAATTACAAATCCAGGAGCAGTAATGATCGATTCTGCCCGAGTCCGATCCGATATCTTTATTGGCGGTAAGTTCGGATCACCTTCTTTTGCCTCTGGCTTTACTGGATGGGGTGTTGAAATTGATATACCTACAGCATCAGGGACATTTGACTTTTTAACTGTACGCAAGTCAATGAAAGTTTATGAACTTGTATATTCTCAGATATATGGGCTTGGTGGTTCTGTTGTTATTTCTGATCTTAATAAAATTCTATATGTAGAAACGTGCCAAGGTTTCTATCGCTGTTATATGGATAGCATGGATGCCACAATGCGGATGAATCTTCGTAAAGACGATATCGTCCGGATGCAGCGTAGCCAGGGTATCAATGTTAGGTACTTCTATGGTGAAGTATTAGCCGTAACCCCAGATTACTTTGATCTGAAAATTATTGATGGAGAAGACTATCCCCAGCTAGGCGATGTTGTATTCCGTTTTGGTAATAAAACAGACAAAAACCGCCAGGGTATCATATATCTAACTTCTTCTGACGATAACGCTCCATATATCGACGTGCTGGATGGTATCACAGATATGTCCATGTTTGAAAAAGTAAAGGTTAGATTAGGAAACTATTCCGGAATCCGAACAAAGCAAGGGGTACAACTTAAAGGATATGGTATATATGCACAAGGTGCGGTCTTCGAAGACACAGATATCTATCTTCAGGATGGCACAACGGTAGAGCAGCAATTCATTGTAATGAACGGTAAGTTCGAAAGTACCATTGAAGGAATTAGAAACGACATGTCTTTAGAGAGTGGCAACATTCTTCGTAATTCATCTTTTGGCAGCAATACGAACTATTGGTCAATGACTAATACCGTCCATTTCATTAATGTCGGTGGTGATTTCCTTTGGATGGACGGGACCTTCTACACGGAGAAAAAAGCCGTAGCGGATATTTACCGGGACGGAAGCAAAAATGTTCTTCGTCTCCTGGATACAACTATAAGTCAACCGAACACTTTATTCAACGGTTCTAAACCGGAGGGGACCTATTCTTTTGCTTTTTACTACAAAGTGCTTCGGCCGGGAACATTATCCGTTGGAATATCAGGCAAGGATTTGTTTGTATCTGAAGCTCTGACTGCTTCTGACAGCTATCAGAAGTTTTCGAAAGTGGCTCAATGGGACGGGACCGGAGACTTTTCAATCGGCTTTACCGGGGAAATTCTAATTTATGGAGTGTCTCTTTTTAACGACGCTTTAGCCGATGCCCAGATTAAGCTACAAACACAGATTGATCAGACAACAGAATACATAAAATTACTTGCTAAAAAAGAGTATGTAGATGCCGAGACTGGAGCCATCTACACCAAGTATGATGCCTCATTAACTGTGATGGCAGATGATATTGAGGCTCGTGTTACCAGAACAGACTTTAACACTGAAACCGGGAGGATCAATCGTGAATTATCATCCCGGTTGGATATTCAGGCCGGATCAATTACAGGTATATCTACTGATATCGATAATATAAATCGCACAATAAGTACATCTGGCTGGATCAATACGACTCAAGGAAATACATTGTTTGCTGCCAAGACTCTGGAAAACGGGCAGAATATTATTTCTTATATAAATCAGACACCAGGAAATACTGTGATTGCATCTAATCGTATCAATCTGATCGGGGCAGTATCCTTTAATATGTTGTCAGATTATACGACGATAAATAATAAGATCAATGGAAAGGCTGATTCTTCATCTTTAGGTGATTTAGCTTATCAAAACTATGTATATAGCAGAGATTTGGCTAAGGAAATCACAGATACAATCACAGCCAAAGTGTCTCCCGGTCAACTGCGAAACTATGCGTTTGCAAATGGAGCCAGTATCACTAAAGGAGATTTAATCAGTGCTTTACAGACTGAGATAACCGGAAAGCTTACTGGAAGTTCAACCTCAAGTGGAAACAAATTAGCATCCGTTATTGTCAACGGTCAGGCGCTGATTGCCGGTGGCTATATTCAGGCAAATTTGATTAATGCAGATGATATATGGTGCACCAGCCTGGCAGCAATAAGGGGAAAAATTGGTGGATTTACTATTTCCGATACATCCATATATTCGGATCGGGTTACAATATCCCCTGAGAGTATATCATTCAGAAGTACTAATGGTAAGATCACGGGAGGATATGGTATTAGTACTGCTCCGGCTACGTTTGGTCTTGATGTTCCAATGTGGATATCTAATCATCAGGCCGGGCAAACAACTAATTACGGAATACATATAGACGTAGGAGATGCCTCGACAGCTACACAGGAAACCATTGGAGGCCCAATAACTTATGTTAAGCAGCCATTTAATAATATAGCTATCAGTACTGTAGGAGCCTTTGCCGGACTTGCATTTAAAACACGACAAATTAAATTGTCTACCACCTTGAAAAATGAAGATGTTTTAGTGTCCTGTTATAATACATCAGCTATAACAGTTTATATGCCAAGTAATCCTACTGTCGGAAAAGTGCTTTTTATTGTAGATATAAATGGAAGTGGCATTACTCTTAATGGGAATGGAAAAACAATTTATACTGATACGACATACAGCTCTGTACCTTCTCAAGGAAGGGGATTAATAAACCTTCTGATGTATGATGGACAGTATTGGAAATGGAATTCAATCAAATGGTAACTATTAATAAAAAAACAATCATGAAAGTAAATTTCAACAAAGCATTTAAAAATTACAAAGGTGAAGATTCTCTGATTGAAGTAGAAGTACTCAAAGACGGGAAAAAGGTAATAGAAAAACAGCCTCAGATGATCTCCGACTTGGTGTGCCGTTGCCTGTTCTCTGGTGAAACGATAGAACGTACCGGAGATGCGGCGAAAGATAACGCCAATAAATTAACGGCTCATAATTTATGTATGAGAATTATTGGAGCAAAAGGGGCTATTGAAATTACTACAGAAGAAGCGACATTGATCAAGCAATCTGTATCGAGTCTTAATGCTGGTGGTTATGCACAGATAGTCAATCTAATCGAAGGAGGAAAGTAATATGAAAGTAAAGGCAGATGTCCGTAACAGAACCGGATACAATGATGTAGAAGATATACACGTCGGTTATGAGATTAATCAAACTACAGGCAGTCCGGTGTCAAGTATTCGGGCTAATATTGAACGGAACGATAAACGGATCGGGACGGTGACGGTTGAAAGAGACGGCCGGATGTATATTTCGTTGGATTATGCAAATGATATATCTTTCGATACAAAGCGAGAGGTTTTAACAACTATCCTAACAGATGTAGAAAAGGTATTTAATGAGCCGGAAACGGATAATATAACAGAATAATATGGCGGCAGGAGATATCATCATCCCGGATGGAAAGATCACCCCGGAAATTTTACAGAAGATAACTAATGAGGTAGTCAATAATATACAGACTACCTCAAAAGATCCAGGGCAATACGAGGTAGTGAATAGTTTACAGGATATCACTTCCATTCCGGTATTCCAGCAGACTGGAGCAACATATAAACTGGTAAGAGTGTTGGTCTCTATCCTCAAAGGGGTAGACGGTAAAGAAGTGCACCTACAATCAACCGAAACGCATTTGCAATGGCGTTGGACGGATGGTATGTGGTCAAATCTTATTGCCTGGGCTGACCTGAAAGGTGATCCAGGTGATACTCCTGTTTTCCGAACCAGTTCTGTAGGCATTGAATGGAAGTATGACTCTGAAGAAGATTCAGCTTGGAAGATATTGGTGAAATTTGAAGTACTGAAACTGAAGTTCTCAGATTTAACCGATGAACAAATTACTGCATTTTGGCGGGCAATACCGGATGATGTATTGGCTATGTTTCAGAAACCGGCCACGGACGCGGCCGCTGATGCTCGGAAGGAGATCACCAACATGCGCCAGCTGGAAGCGACCGTCGAGGAGAAGGAAGAAGCCAGGGAGAACTTTTACAGCCAGGTACAGGCCAAGGAACAGGCCCGGCAGAATGACGAAATCAAACGCCAAGAGGCTGCTGCTGCTCAGGCTGAAGCTGAACGGCTCCGTGAATTGAAAGAAACCGAGAGAAACGCCACCTTCGATGTCAAGGTGCGGGAAGCTACGGACGCTGCTGCCGAAGCTAAGACTCAGGGCGATTATGCCAAAGAGGAAGTAGAGAAGGCTGCTCAGTATGATAACCGCATTTCTCTCTTGGAAACCGGTAAGGCAAACGGCTTGCTGGTTGATGGCGGCCTGCTTTATCTTACATCTGATGACGAAGTGATATCTGACGGTGTAGAAGTGGCCACCGGAGGCGGTGGTTCCGGGTCAGGTGGAATCACGATGAAAGTAAAGAGTCTAACAGCCTCTCTGTTATCTGTAGTACAGGGGCAGGAGTTGCAGATCGGCTATAACTTTACGTCTGTCTATACGGACGATAAAACGGAAACCGGTACCGGCACGGCTGTATACACGGTTAACAGTCAAAAAGTAGCTTCGGCAACTGTTGAGCAAGGTGATAACTATTTCGATGTTTCAAAATACCTAATCGTTGGAACAAACAAGATTAAGGTTACAGTTAGCGACAGCACGGGATCATCTCGATCGCTATCCTATATCATTGATGTGATCAGCTTATCTATCACAGACTCGTATGATGATGCTCTGGTCAATACAGGAGTAATTACATACCGTTATACTCCGGTTGGAGCTGTCGAAAAAACGATACACTTTGTCTTAGATGGTACCGAGATCGGCACGGAAGTAACAACGATCTCCAATCGGCAGATGAGTTATATTATCCCGACCCAGTCTCATGGCGCTCATAAGCTAGAGGTATATATGACAACGATGGTCAACGGGACTGAGGTACGGAGCAATACGCTTACTCATGACCTTATTTGTTTGGTTACCGGTAATAATACGGTGATTGTGGCATCGCAGTTTAATCAGACTGTCGCAAAACAATATGACATGCTGGCTGTTCCGTTCGTTGTATACAATCCTACAGTGAGTTCGTCACCGGTAATTTTATCGGTAAATGGTACTGTTGTGTCTGAACAGACTGTTGACCGGACGTTGCAGACGTGGAATTACCGTCTTAACCGGGCCGGAAACGTGGTATTGAAGATCGCCTCCGGAGATATTTCAAAGACATTCACACTCACCGTATCTGAAGCTGAAACAATCGTAGAAGCCGAAACCGCCGATCTGGAACTTTACCTGACATCACAGAACCGGTCGAACAATGATAATAACCGGGAGGAATGGAAATCAGGTGATATCGCAGCTGTCATGACAGGATTCAACTGGCGTACAAACGGCTGGATAGCGGATGAATCCGGATCAGTCTGTCTTCGTGTCGGCTCCGGTGCAAGTGTGATGATCCCGGTCATGCCATTTTCTAAGGATTTCCGGGCAACAGGCAAAACGATTGAGATCGAGTTCCTGGTTCGTGATGTGTATCGGTATGATACGCCTGTTATTTCTTGCTGGTCAGGAAACCGGGGCATACAGATAACTTCACAGCAGGCTCAGATCAAATCTGAACAGTCGAATATCACGACCATGTTCAAGGATCAGGAGCGTATCCGTTTGGCCTTTGTCGTTGAGAAACGTGCCGATAACCGCCTGCTGTCTATTTATGTAAACGGTATTAAGTCCGGTACAACCCAGTATCCGGATACTGACAACTTTATGCAGTCCGGTCCCGTCGGAGTCTCGATAGGAGGAAATGATGCGACGGTGGATATCTACAACATTCGCCTGTATGACAACAATCTGAACCGCTACCAGTTACTCAATAACTATATCGCGGATATTGACGACTACGACAGGAAAATATCTATTTTTGAGCGTAATGACATCTATGACAGCTACGGTAGTGTATCGTTTGAAAAGGCCTTAAAACACAATGATTGTCTTGTATTTGAGGGTGACTTACCTCAGTACAAGGGAGACAAAAAAACAAATAAAATATATCATTATTCGTCTGCCAATGACCTGTTAAACTGGTGGGCAAACGTGAAGAATAATGTCCAGGGTACTTCCTCGCAGTATTACCCGCGTAAAAACTACAAGTTCGAATTTATAGGTGGAATAACTTATATAGAGAGCGGAGAACAGGCAGAGGCGTTCCAGCTATCGGATGATGTTCATCCGGCAAAGATATTTTGTATCAAGACCGATTTTGCCGAATCGTCCGGAACTCACAATACCGGTGTGGCTAATATGGTAGACTGGGCGTTGAAGGAAATGGATATCCTGACCGAAGCGCAAAAGACCGATCCTGTCGCCCGTACAACGGTTGCCGGTAAACCTTATCTGCTGTTTCATAAAGCTACGGCCGACAGCCAGCCGGTATTTATAGGTAAGATTAATTTAAACACCGACAAGGCTGCTGAGAATACTTTCGGTTTCCAGGATGGCGATGAAAGCTGGGAGTTTTTGAATAACACCTCTGATATGACCTTGTTTAAGTCGGCTGATTTTACGTCCTGGCAAGATAATATCGAGGCCCGCTATCCGGACGGAGCCACCGATACGACAAACGCCAAACGTGTATGGGACTGGGTGGTTAGCTGTAAAGGTAATATCGCGAAGTTTAAATCCGAATTTGATCAATATTTTGACAAGGATCAGATCATATTTTATGCCTTGTTGACGCTGGCTTTAGGTATGACCGACCAGCGTGCCAAGAACATGTTCCTGACGCGGATCGGCGGTCAACAATGGTTATTTATCTTTTATGATAATGATACGATCCTGCCGATCAACAATGAGGCTGTGATCTCTTTCTTGTATAATGTCGAACCGCTCGATACGGTCGATAATAAATATGTATGGAACGGTGCCGACAGTGAACTTTGGAAGTTGGTTGACGAAGCCTTTGCCGACGAAATGCGGGAAATGTATTATACCCTGCGCCAGCAAAACATCTTTTCTTACGAACGCATGGTGGAATACTTGTATACCCGTCAGGCAGACAGATGGAGTGAATCTATCTATAACGAAGACGGGTATTACAAATATGAACAGCCGCTTATTGAAGGTTATCTGGATTATTCCCAGAGTACAACGAATCCCCAGGTGGTCAAAACCGGAGCCTATCTTTACGCCCTTCAGGGATCACGGGAAATGTATGGCAAATGGATATGGAAAAACCGTTTTCTTTATCTTGACAGCAAGTATCTGGCCGGTTCGATTCTGGGAGATACAGCGGTGTTCCGTACCTATACGCCGGTAGCATGGACAGGGGTTGAACCAAACGCTGATATAACCCTGACCTCCTTTAACGCGATGTACTTCAATGTTAAATGGGGATCAGTTACTAAATCTCAGCGTGTAGGTTTTAATGAGACTGTTAAGATGGTCGCCCCGACCGGCATGCAGTTTAATGACACAGAAACTATCATCTATGGTGCCAGCCTGATTGCTTCGCTGGGTGATTTATCAGCGTTATATGTCGGATCGGTTGATGTGTCGAAAATGACGAAGTTGAAAGAACTTATCGTCGGTTCGGCCGTGGAAGGATATCAGAACACCAATATGGCGGTACTGTCAGTCGGTACCAATAACATGTTACGAAAAATTGATGTGCAGAATTGTCCTAACCTGACTCAGTCCATCGACCTGACCGGATGCGAGAACCTGGAGGAAGTATACGCCCAGGGAACCGGGTTGACAGCCGTATTGCTCCCAACAGCCGGTATCTTGAAAAACTACCATCTTCCGGCTACTATAACGAACTTAACAATTAAGAATCAGCCGCTCCTTACGGATGAAAACTTTATCCTGGACGGCAAGGATAACATTACAACAATCGTACTGGAAAACGTTGTAATCAATGCTTTTGCTTTATTGCAGGAATGCCTTGCAACTGGCAATTTACAGCGTATCCGTTGTATTGGTATCCAGGGCAGTGCAGCTACTGCCGATATCCTGTATCAGATCGCCCGGATCGGCGGTATTGACGAAAATGGTTACAACATTGATAAAGCCGTCTTGACGGGATCGTTCCATGTCGGCACCATCCGTCAGGACAAATTGGAGGAACTGGGCGAGATATATCCGGAACTGGCTATTACTTACGATACGCTGACGTATCCGCCGGTTGTGACATTTATCTTCGCCAGCTCACAAGGCAAAGTCATGTCTGTCGGTAGGTTTGCTTCCAACCACCGCGTAATTAAGGTTAATGAATATACCTACAAGGTGATGGCTGAAGTTGGTGAAGAGATTACCTATACTTACTCTTGCCTTAATCACAAGGAGATATCAGGAGCTATCACATGCACCGGTGACGAAACAAAAGAGTATACAGTAACCTATATACCGCTTTGGACAATCAAGATACTTAAACGCAACACGACCATTTTTATCCCGTCCGCGACGGTCAAAATTGGGGACGAAACCTATACGGCCAATGCTGCCGGTCAGGTACAAATCCGGCAAAATGCGAGCCTCACGGGAACGGTTGAAGCGACAGACTATAATGACGGTAGCTTTGAGTTCGAAGCGATTACGGATGACACGGTCAATACTGTTTATCTCGATCCGCAGGCGGTTGTTACGTTTACAGTCCGGGACGATAAAAACAATTTGCTGTCTAGCGCCACAGTTACGGTAGGGGGTAAATCAGCGACAACAAACAGTAATGGTGTCTGTTCGATCGCTCTGAAACAAGGCGTCTATAACTATATAGCTAAATACCAGAGATATCAAGGTTCTGGTTCCGTGACAATAGGCCTTTATAATGTCTCTGTATCTGCTACAGTAACGCTTAATATGGCAGCAATGAAACCCGACGAAAATGGTAATATCCAACTGATGCTAATAGGTACTGCCGCGACATTAAACGTGACGTCTACAACGGCTGATTACGTGATAAATTGGGGAGACGGGACGATAGACAATGCCTCTGGAACAGGAACTAAAACATATACTCATACCTATACTGACACGGGATACTATCAAGTTGAAGTGTCGAATTGTGCAGAAATTACATCATGTAATGGTACGTCTGTGTGTCTTATTGCATATTGGAGTATTGGGGATAGTAAAGTTAATAATCTTAATTTTCAGTTCTTTTCAAAAATTGAATATATAGGAGATTTATGGACAAATTACATTAATGTAAAAAGCCTGCATGACTTTTGTAGAGATTGTCCTAGACTTAATTTTATAGATATTTCTTCGTTAGCAAACAGTAGATCAGTGACAGATTTATCAGGCTTCCTATACAATTGTACCGCCTTAACCAGTATTGACCTCACGCCATTAGCGTCGATGACCAAGGTGGATAATTTATACGAATTCCTTTCTGCTTGTTCTGCCTTAACCAGCATTGACCTTACGCCATTAGCTTCAATGACCGGTGTGACAAATTTAAGCAGATTCCTGGCTAACTGTCGTGGCTTAAAGAGTATTGATCTCACGCCATTAGCTTCAATGACAAGAGTTACAGTTCTATCCTACTTTTTGTCTGGCTGTTATGGCTTAAAGAGTATTGATCTCACACCACTAGCTTCAATGACTAGTGTTAATGATCTATCCAGTTTCCTATACAATTGTTCTGCCTTAACCAGCATTGACCTTACGCCATTAGCGTCGATGACCAAGGTAACAAATTTAGGCAGCTTCCTGGCTGCCTGTGGTAAATTAACCAGCATTGACCTTACGCCATTAGCTTCAATGACAAGAGTTACAGTTCTATCCTACTTTTTGTCTGGCTGTTATGGCTTAAAGAGTATTGATCTCACACCACTAGCTTCAATGACTAGTGTTAATGATCTATCCAGTTTCCTTTCTGCTTGTTCTGCCTTAACCAGCATTGACCTTACGCCATTAGCTTCAATGACCAAGGTAACAAATTTAGGCAGCTTCCTGGCTATCTGTGGCAAATTAACGAGTATTATAATAGGATGGACAACTCCGCCTCCTGCTTCATCTTCAACTTTAAGTAGTACAGGTACGGGCCCAATCTACACCCCTGACGACTCTGTTGAGTTATACAAGACAGCGACGAACTGGAGCCAGTATGCAACACGTTATAAACCAATCTCAAATAAACCAGCAGAATGAAAACAGATGTAAATAATAACAAACACCTGATCGCGGACGATGGCAAAGTATTTCGTCGGATCAGTGATAACTGGGTTGCAGGGAATGAAATATATCTCGGTTATGCCTACCAAGTTGGAGGAAACAAGCAGGAAGAACCTTTATTGGAACTCCCTGAGCACTACGAAGAAGTAGACGAAGTGATAATCGAAGATACTCCCGACGAAGCCTTTGACACGGAAGCGGAAGTTTTAATCGACCCTGAAACGTCTCTGATGTCGCTCCCTGAATCTGTTCAGGAACAGCCTCTAGAACCTACACAGGTCCGTTTAACGGAACTACTGGCGACAGCACTCAATGAGATCGAAGTATTAAAAAAAGAGATAGCAGAGCTAAAGAAGTAATTAACCTGCCGAGAGCAATCCTGGCACAAACTCAATAAATATGAAAGTCTTTTATAACTCAAAAATTGCGAAACTGGTCACCTTTCTGGCCGACTTCGCCACAATCATGCTTTTCGGAGCTGTATTCACCGAACACGATTCTTTATCCGAGCGATGTAAACATCATGAAGCCGTTCACGTCACACAGTATCAAACAATGTTTATGCTAGGTCTGTCAATCGCCTTCGGTGTCTTCTTCGCTTGCCTTGGATTTGATGTATATGGCTGGTGGATGCTGTCGTTACTCCTGATCCCGCTATCACTTTATTATGTATGGTACTTGGTTGAGTATGTGGTCCGCCTGATCATGTATCGGGATAGTGGTAAAGCCTACCGAATGATAGCTTTCGAACGAGAGGCCTACGACTTAGAATACGAGTATATGAAACCCTGTCCGGAAAGGCGGTCGGCTTATTCGTTCCGTTTCTTCAAGTATTATTAAACAACTCCGCCTCCGAACTTCGCAGCAGGGAGGCGGATACCTTAAATCTAATCATTGTATTAATTGTTAATACAACATTTGACAAAGATAGAATAATTAATTGAAAAACAAAGTATGGATGAGAGGAATGTAATAAATGGAGTAGGAGCAGTAGTGTTGAGTGAGTTTATTGACTTCCTCTATCCACTACGGTTCTTCTTACTAGCGGCCGTGGTGTTAGTCCTGGTCGATTTACGGTTCGGCATTGAAGCGGCCAAGTTCCGGAAAGAGAAAATCAGGAAGTCGAGAGCCGGTCGCCGGACCATAAATAAGATGGTAGATTATCTATGTTGGATACTGTTGGCCGGAGCTTTAGATAAAGCTTTCGGAATACCGTTTGATATACCCTTGCTTCCGGCATTGGTATTACTCGTGGTCTATGGTTTTGAGATAAACTCTTGCTATGGCAACTACTTCGAGGCCCATGGGAAAAAGGTTAAGGTAAATGTATTTAAACTGTTCGCTAAGAAAACGGACATAATAGAAGTGGAGGAAAAGAAAGATGGCAAATGTGAGTAAATTGGTCCCGTTTATCCTGAAATGGGAGGGAGGCTTTGTAAATGATCCGGATGACTTGGGTGGTGCAACGAACAAAGGAATAACCCTGTCAGCCTACGAAACATACTGTTATCGGAAAGGCTATCCTAAGCCGACGGTAGAATGTCTGAAAAACATTTCAGATGCAACCTGGATGGATATCCTTAAAACCCTGTATTGGGACAAATGGAAGGCTGACCAGATCGTTAATCAGTCTGTTGCGAATATTTTGGTTGATTGGGTTTGGGCATCCGGCGGATACGGTATCAAACGTCCTCAAAAAATACTGGGAGTACCTCCTGATGGAATCGTAGGACCTGTGACGCTTGAAGCTGTAAACAGTCGTGATCCCCGTGAACTATTCGAAGCAATCAAAGCTGACCGAATCCAGTTTGTAGAAGAAATCTGTGCATCCCGGCCAGTAAACAATAAATTTAAGAAGGGGTGGCTAAATCGAATCAATGATATAAAGTTCGAGGGATGAAATATCTATTATATATATGTATAGTGTTCTTCTTTTCCTGTGGAACTTCAAAACGGAGCATGGAACTAGAAAGGCATAAGACTACAAATGTATCCTTGTCGGATAGTTTATTACGTCGTGATAGCTTATTCAGTTTGGAACAGCTTTTATCAAGTGAACGGTTGCAGGCGCATATTATCGTAACTGAATGGTCAAGGCCGGACAGTTCCGGTAAACAGTACCCTGTAAAAACGACTGAGGTAAATATTGATAAGGACAAGACGGAACAATCTGTTAAGTCCGAACAATCTGGATCGGCTACCGTCCAGGTAAAGAAAGATGATGTAGCCCAGATTGAGCATGAAAGGAAGAAAGAGAACATAAAGACTGATACCCGGTTGATTCCGACTTGGATTTGGTGGTTTTTACTTGTAGGTGGATTGATTTCAGCTTTGTTGTATTGGCTAACCCGTCGAAAGAAATAGTTTGTTTGATATTAATACTAGTGTGGCCGTCTTGCCTGTGAGGGTAGGGCGGTTTTGTTGTCTTAAAAACAGTGTTTATAAATATACTTTTGTGACTTAAAATATATATGATTATCATTGTTGATTACTCTTTTATTTATTAGTTTTGAAATATTGTTAAACTTAAATATAATTATCATGAAAAAGAAATTATTGTTAATTCTTGTTCTTGCTTTTTATACAGGAATGTGTTCATCTGAAATCTTAAAGGTTGTTGGTCCTAGTGTGGTAACCCAATTTTCTATAGCTACTTATAAAGTAACAGTGAATAAATATCGTGGAAGTGGTGCATATTCTTTTCAGCGACCATATGGATATCAATGTTATGATTTTAAAGGGAAAAAAATAGGCGAAAATCTATATGAATATATTGATACGCTTGTGTTTACTAGGTCTGGTCAACAATCTATATTTAATGATGTTGCTATAACTGTTATTCCAAACCCTGTAAAATTAGAGACACCATTACATATTTGTCCTTATGGAACACAATTAATAACAAATGAAACAGATCCTTATCTTCAGAAAAGATTTTCCATAGTAAAAAGCAACTCTGCAGTTAATATTTCGGATACTGGTATTTTAACATATGATCCTTCAGTATCAGAGATAATTACAGTAAGGTATGAACTTTTTTTTAGAGGAGAGCATGTTTTTCAGTGGATTGATAAAGATGTTCGCTTAAATCCTCATTATGATAATCTCATAGGTATGTATAATATAAATATGAATGGTAGTATACAAAGACGATATTTATCACCAACGAGTAATAATCCCGTAAATAATGGACAAGCTGTAGAGATAACTTTCCAGCAAAATTTATACAATTTCTCTTGGGAGTTTCTTTCTGAAACAGGAGCTTTTCAAATGAGCTATAATCCGAATTCGAAGCTTTTCAGATTTATTCCTTCATATCAAGTTGGAGGTGGTTTTAGATTTAGATTCTATTATAATGATAATCCTAATTGTACTCATTTGAATTTCTGCGACTTTGGATTTACAGTGCGTAATCCTTATTCTGTGGCATATATCGCATCCTCTAATATGATTTCTATTAGCCGGGAGGATAAGTCTACTGTTCAAAACCGTATGTTGACGAATGATGCATATAGAATAGTAAACGCATTGACTGGAGTGTCTCAAAAACAGGGACAATTGACTAAAGGAACCAATGAGATTGATGTAAGCAACCTTTCAAATGGAATCTATATTGTACAAATCACATCAGGAGATAACACAGAAAGTTATAAGATATCAATAAATAGATAGAATGCAGAAGGCTGCTGAATAACATGCGATTTAGCGGATAACGTATCTAATTAAGTTGTATGTTTACAAACGAAAAAACATAAATTATTTCATAGTTAAGGTTGGGCGTCTGGATGAGCGATTATCTGGACGCTCTTTTTACGTTCACACCCTATATTTTGCATTTCATCATGCTGTTTTGGTTGTCTACAAAATAAGTTTGGTCGTTTTTTGTGACTTTGTTATCTTTCCTCTCTAAGATATTAAATTTGAAAATCTCTAAAATTGAATAACCATGAAAACGGAGAAACAATGGAAAGGGGATACTTTCCGAGTGATGCAACCATCGAAAGGTGGGGGAGTATCTATTGTTGATAATAGGCCAGTAACAATCCACCAATCTGAGATGATTGATTCCATCCAAAAGAAAGATACTATTCAATTAAAGAGAAATATGTTCTCAGTTCATAATGGACATACTTTTATTGTAGACAATAGGACTGTGGAAAATATTATGCAACAATATGGGATGGGGAGAGGTGTTATCCAAAATGCTTTAGGCCAAATGGCAGCTCATCAAGGAGGGAACGGCATACGCCTAGGATTACCTGGGTATACTGCTGAGTTAAAGATACAAGCAATGGGAGATGATCGGTTGTTTTCTCGTTCTAATCTTGCTAATCAACGAATATGGTTCAATATAGTTGCTCCAGGTTTACATTAAGATTTCTAACTAAACACAACCTGATTTACATAGAGGTCTAAAACCGTCCGAAGCTCTACCACGGATACTTATTTTATGACACCTTATTCAATATCATCGGATCATCAGCTTTCTTCTTCAGAAAATCATTGTTGATGACATATGCATCCATCTGATCGGCAGGGAAGGGGAGCAGTAACTGCTCTATGTCCGATTTCTCTAGTTTCGGATCAAGCCACTTTTCCTCGTCTTCCTGATTGAGTATTGCTGGCATCCGGTGTTTCGTATTGTGGATATAGCCAGTGAGTTCGTTTGCCTCGGTCGTTATGATCGAAAATGTACTAATCACTTCCCCAGTCGACCTGTCTAGCCATGAGTCATAAACGCCCGCCATCGAAAAAATGGGTTCATCTTTTACATATATGTAATAAGGAATTTTTTTTCCGTCCTCATGTCTCCACTCAAAATAGCCGGTACTAGGAACAATACACCGTTTCTTCATGATCGGCTCCCGAAACGAAGGCTTCTGAAAGATAGTATCTGCCCGGGCGTTAAGTGTCATTCGCTTTATCTCGTTGGCTTGTTTTTCGTCCTTAGTCCAAAACGGGATCAATCCCCACTTATAACTTTGAATTTCTGGATCAGAAGTTATGATCGGATATTCAGGAAAACTGAAAGCATTAACCCTATACTGCTCCTGCTCTTTAAGAATCTTTTCCGCGATCTCCACCACGCTTAGATTACGACCATATCTGGCCGCTAATTTTGTGGCTTTCGCACTCATGCTATTATAGAAACACATACTACTTAATCTTTATGACATCCGACAATCTAGTTGTATAACAAGGTGAGAGCAGTTCTTGTTTCAGCTTCCATTTTCTCCGACCGCCCTGAATCGCCAAAGATAGGTTATTTCGGGTAAATCCGCTATTGAGTCGATCGACTACTTCCATCAACTTCTTTTGCTTTTCCCGGTCTACTGTGTCAAACATGTTTTGTTGTATCGCACGATCCGGAACGATATCCATGATAATGACACCGGCTTTCTTGAAGAAATAGCCTTTCCGGTAAATATTCCGGAGAGCGGCCAGGGCATAGTGAACGATTTCTGGTGTGCTATTCGTTGGTACCGGTAGCTTGATAACGCAGTTCTTGAAGTATTGTGGTAAGTCCTCCCGGAAGTTATTGGTATGAATAAACACCATGAGAGCTTGAGCACAAGACTTTTGTTTTCGAAGTTTTCCTGCGCAAATGCTAGCGAAGGAAGAGATAGCCTCTTCCAGTCCTTCTCTTTCAGTTATTGATTGGCCAAACGCTCGGCTGGTACAGATTTGTTTTTTAGCAGGTGCAACTAGCTCCAGATCGATGCATGGTTCCCCGTTTAATTCCTTCCAGGTACGTTCCCCGACAACGGTCATTTGTTGCCTAACCCATGCTTTTGGCATTTGAGCAAATTCGTAGGCGTTGTGTACACCGTATTTCTCTAATCGCTTTGCGTGCCTGTGTCCAATTCCCCAGACATCGCCAATCTCTGTCTGTTTTAGGGCTTTGATCCTTTTTTCTTCGGTATCAATAATGCAAACCCCTTTATATCCTTTATGCTTTTTCGAAAACTTGTTAGCGACCTTGGCCAATGTCTTAGTTGAGCCAATCCCTATACTGATCGGTATTCCAGTTCCCTGCGTAATCGATTGGACAATTCCTTCTCCATATTCTTTCAGATTATATAACTCGAACCCTGAGAGATCCAAGAACGCCTCGTCAATTGAATATATTTCGACATTGGGAGAGTAGGAGGAAAGCATACTCATTACCCGGTTGGACATGTCACCGTAAAGCGTATAGTTGGAAGAGAATACTCCGATACCGTACTGTTCGATCTCGGTTTTGATCTGGTAAGCCGGTACACCCATCTTTATGCCGATCTGTTTTGCTTCGTTACTTCTAGCGATCACACAGCCATCATTGTTAGACAGGACGACTATCGGCCGGTTGTTCCAGTATGGATTGAACACCCGCTCACAGCTCGCGTAGAAATTGTTGCAGTCGACTAAAGCAAACATACTATACCCTCCGATTATGGTTCTTGATCGAATAAGTAACAATTCCCCAGATTTGAAATTCGTTTTCTGGAGTAACCTTGATTGGTTTGTAGGCTTCGTTTGCCGGGATCAACCAAATGACTTTAGCGTCTATCTTAATATACTTGATCGTGAACTCTCCGTCTATGTAACAAACTGCCATATCTCCGGATCGCGGTTCCAGCGACTTATCAATAACAAGTATGTCCCCGTCGTCTAGCCCTGCATCTTTCATGCTATCCCCAGAAACACGTCCGTAAAATGTTGTACTGGGATGGTGGATCAGTTCCTTATTTAAGTCTATCGCTTGGCTAATATAATCTTGTGCCGGACTCGGAAATCCGGCTTTAATGCCTCCGTCTGCATAGGGCAGGGGCATAAAGGTTTCAGCATCTACCTTGTAGATGGTTAAATTCTTCTTGTTTTTACTCATAAATCTCAATCTCCTTGTGGCAAAGATAGAGAATGTATATGTTAAGCCAAAGTCAGAATACGTTAAATCGATAGTGATTTTTATTGATAAATAAATCTGCATTTGCTTGTGCAAATGTAACTAAATAGTTATATTTGTATTGTCAAATTAAAACATACAGTAATGGTTAAATCATCAGAGTTTCATCGGTCTATCCGGAAGAAAGGAAAGAAAAGAGGGTGGTACTGGACAAAGGAGTCAGAAGGTAGTCATCGAATATACAAGGACAAAAACGGAATCCGATACCCAGTTCCTTATCATGGAGCGAAGGAAATGGATGAAGGGTTAAGAAAGAAAATTATTAGAGATATGGAGCTTGAATAAAGCTCTGTATTTCTATCACAATAAAAAACAATGATATGGGAAAGCTTATCGTGAAAATAGAAAAAGGAACAGATCTGTTTGGAGCATGGGCCGAAAACGTTGCCGGGATTTATGGTCAAGGTGAAACTGTGCAGGAAACTAAAGATAGCATAATGGATGGTATAAAGGCTTATAAAAAGTATAATGAGGTTATACCTGAAGAATTAGAAGGAGATATTGAAATAGAATGGACTTACGATATACCATCCTTGTTACAATACTATTCAGGGATATTCTCAAAGCCAGCATTAGAAAAACTCACAGGTATTAACCAAAAGCAGTTCTTTCATTACGCTTCTGGCATGGTAAAGCCTCGTCCTGCTCAAAGAAAAAAGATATCTGAAGCACTTCATAAATTGGGTGCTGAACTAATGACTGTGAAACTGTAA